GCCCCCCCCCCCCCCCCCCCCCTCACGGATCTCGAGGACGTCATCACGACGACCGCGAGCCGCGACGACGCTCGCACTTCGGTGCGCCTCCCCGCGAGGCGTCGCGTGTCTGACCGCGAGGACGTCATCGAGACGGCGCCGGACAAGCTCGCGAGCGGAATGCCGCCGAAGGATCGGCGCGGCCGCGCTGCTCGTCGCGACAAGGAGGTGCTCACCAACGACCCGCACCACCAGCGCGCGGCCGATCACGAACAGACGCGACCGAATCGCGACGGCCCGAAGCGTCCTGCGGTGTGGGCCGACGTCGAGACGATGCATTCTCCGGAGCCCGTCTACGGTGCCTTCCCGGTCCGCTTCATCGACTGGGCGCTCCGGCTGCTCATGTGCGAGCGGACGCCTATTGAGGTCGTGCACGTGTGCTCCGGCGCGCTCACGCGCGAGGACGTGCGCGGAGGCCTGCGCGTCGACATCCGTCCCGCGGCCGCGCCAGACGTCGTCGCCGACGGACGGAAGTTGCCGCTGCCCGACGCGTCGTTTCGCGGAGCGCTCATCGATCCTCCCTACTCGGTCGAGTACGCGCGCGACCTCTACGGAACCGAGTACCCGAGGCCCTCACATCTGCTCGCCGAAGCTGCGCGCGTCGTTCGCCCCTGCGGGCGCATCGGCATCCTGCACTTCCTCGTTCCGAGCCCTCCGCCCGGCTGCCGCATCGTCGCGGTCCGCGGCGTCACACAGGGCTGTGGGTACCGCATTCGCGCCTTCACCGTCTACGAGCGCGTCCAGGACTCGCTCGCCCTCGTCCCCTGATCACCGGAGCTGCCCATGACGACGACCCAGAAGATCTCGCTCTCCCTCATCGACCCGAGCCCCACGCAGCCGCGCACGGACTTTGGCGACATCTCCGAGCTGGCCTCGCGCCTCGCTGCGATCGGGCAGGAGCGCGAAGTGCTGCTCCGCCCGCACCCGAGGAAGAAGGGCCGCTACGAGTGCGTCGACGGCGCGCGCCGCAAGCTCGCGGCCGAGTCGCTCGGATGGACGGAGCTGCTCGCCGAGGTGCGCGAGATGAGCGACGCCGAGGTCCTGCGCGCGCAGCTCGCCTCGGGCGATCCGGGGACGCGCAAGCCCCTGACCGCTCTCGAGCAGGGCCTCGGCTACGACCGGCTCATGCGCGACTACCGGATGACGCCGGCGGAGGTCGCGGCGAAGCTGGGCGTGACGGTCGAGCACGTGCAGACGCGCAGCCGCCTCGCGCACCTGACCGACTCGGTGCGCGCGCTGCTCGCGGCCGGGCGGATCAAGATCGGCGGCGCGCAGCTCATCGCGTCGCAGCTCGACGCGGTGCAGGACGAGGTGGCCGAGGAGCTCGCGCGCCTCTACCCCGCGGTCCGCGCCGATGGGTCGTCGGGGCCGATCACGCAGGCGCAGGTGGAGCAGGCGCTCGACCGCTTCACGCGGCGCCTCGCCGATGCGCCCTTCGATCGTGCGAGCGACGATCTGACCGCGCGCGGATCGTGCGAGCGCTGCCCGGACAACACGGCGGCGCAGCGGGGCTTGTACGACGAGCCGCCCGCGTCCGCGCTCTGCCTCTCGGCGCAGTGCTGGGCAGAGAAGGTCGACGTGGCGTGGTCGGATCGGGTCGCGAAGGCGGAGAAGGTGCACCTGCCGGTCCTCGCCGATCACGAGGCGCTCATGGTGCTCGACGGCTCGCGCGTCCGGCCCGGGGCGCGCTGGGTCGATGTGGCCGAGCCGATCTCGCACGAGACGCCGATGACCTGGCGCGAGCTCGAGCGGGAGCTGGGCGAGTCGAGCGTCGACGGCCAGGGCTACGACATGGCGCGGTGCGCACTGGCGCGCTCGGGCGATCGGTTCGTGATGCTGCTCGATGCCGAGTACGCCGCGGGCTACATCGCGCAGAACTACCCCGAGCGCGCGCGTGAGCTGCGCGGCGAGCCGCCCCCGGGCGTGCTGGCCGACAAGGAGGAGCGCAAGAGGGAGAAGGAACGGAAGGCCGCGGACGCGGAGCTCCATGCCGCTGCCGTCGCGGCGCTGATGGAGGGTCTGGCCGAGCGCGACGAGGAGCGCTTCGAGAAGACGCTCAAGCACCTCGTCGTCATCGCCGCGGACATCGCCGGCGCAAGCGTCGTCTCGGCGGTGGTGAAGCGTCGCGGCTACCCCACCGAGGAGCCGAGCGGCGCCGACGTGAGCCCGAGAGAGGCGATCGTGCGCGCGGCGTCCGAGATGGACCGGGGCAAGCTCACGGCGCTCCTCATCGAGGTGCTCGTGTTCGCCGCGCTCACCGATGCGCGCCTTCCCGACACGCAGGTGAGCGGCATCCTCGCGACCTACGAGATCAACCTCTCGAAGCTCCGCAAGGAGCTGGCGCGCTCGAAGCGGAACGTGAAGACGCGATCGAAGCGGGGCGGCGAGGACGAGAGCGCCGAGGCGTAGCGAGCGAGCAGCGACACACCGACCACCGAGGAGACGATCATGACCGAGAAGAGCGAAGAGCTGACCCCCGAGCAGGCCCTCACGATCCGCCGCGCCGCGCGCATCATGGACGAGCGCGGAGAGCACGCGATCGCGCGCGGACTGAAGGGGGTGGCCGACGACGAGGGCGCGCCAGATCTGTGCGAGGGCTGCCCCGAGCCGGCGACGACGAGCGACGTGGACGGCGTGCCGCTCTGCGCGAAGTGCGCGGAGAGCCTCGATCGGGAGCAGTCGATCTCGATCCCGCGCCCGCCAGACACGCGCCAGAGCAAGGAGGCGCCGGAGCTGATCGTCAGCGACGACGGAGAGCCGTCGCTCGGCTGGGGCGTCTGGGAGATCACGGCGGCGATCGAGGCGAAGCTCTGGCACGGCGTCGGCACCTGCTACTCGCTGACGGTCACGCTCTCCGGCGTGAACAACAGCGGCGAGGGCGTATGCGGGACCCTCTCCACCGATCCGACGTGCCTGAATCCGGAGGAAGCGGCCGAGCGCTTCTGCGCGTCCATCGGCAGCACGATCCTCCTCATCTCGGAGCACGAGGAGGACGGCGACGAGGATCGCTTCCGCTACCACCAGCTCATCGATCTGCGGCCCCTCATCGATCGCACCATCGCCGACTGGCGCGCGAACGAGAAGGCGAGCGCGTCGTGACCGATCGCGTCCTTCGCGTCCGCATCACCACCCGCTCCACGCCGATCCCGCGGAAGGTCGCCGAGGTCCTCGACGCCTTCGATCGGCACGGGTCGATCGGCCGCACCTTCGCGAAGATCGTGCGCCAGGCGCTCGAAGAGGACGGTGCGCCGACGATCGAGCGCGACGCCCCGACCGAGGGCGACGCGTCCGAGCTGCTCCGCGACGTCGAGGCCGAGTTCGCCCGGTGGATGTGCGCGCCGGCCACGCACGAGGCGATGGGAGGCGTCTGCGCGAACTGCGCTCGGCGGCTCTCGATCTTGTCGCGCGCGAGCGAGGTCCTGCGCTTCCGAGGCCCCGCGTACCGGACGGGTCGGATGCACGCGGATCGCTCGACGCTCGGCATCATCCCGGAGCGCTACCGGGTCTCTCCGTCGAGCGAGGGGCCGAGCGCGTATGCGATCGCGGTGGGCGCATCGGTGCTCGCGCTGCTCGACGCGATCACAAGGGCAGAGGACGAACTGCGGAGGCGAACCGAGGCGCTCGCGGCCGAGCGTCTCGACCTGATCAAGGAGCGCGACGAGGCCCGCGCGCTCGCGATGTCCTCCGCCGCGGTCCGATCCGACTAACGGAAGCTCTGCGCCAATCGTCTCGACGCGATGGCGACGACCGAGACAATCACCGCAGAGCGCGCGAAGGCATCGGCGGCGGCGTTCGCCGATCTCGCGTGGTTTTCCAACCAGGAACGCGAGCGAGCCGGACGCGCGCTCCTGAAGGCCGACGTACTTCGTTTCGCTGCGGAAGAGCTGCGCGGCACGGAAGGGACGCCCCGATGAGCAAGCCGAAGAAGATGCCCGCCGAGTACGTGGGCCGCGACCTCGCTCCGCTGATCGCTGCCGCCGAGCGCGAGCCATCGGAGCACGGGACGGAGGTGCTGATCATCGACGCGCGCTTCGCCGATGCGATCGAGGTCGCGCTCACGGACGTGGGGCAGCGTCTCGCCGATGAGCGCGAGCGGTGCGCGAACGAGGTGCTGCGCGCCAAGCGGGCGCACGCCGGAGCCGCCGCAGGGTGGGCCGCAGACATGGCAATGGGCCAGGCCACGGACGAGGACGAAGCGGCGCTTGCTGCTTCCGAGCGCGTGATGCGTGCTCTTAGCGACGTCGAGAACCGCATCCGCGCCCTCGGCCCCGCCCCGCGCGCCGAGGCTCCGCAGCCCGCGCCGTCGCAGCCGGGAGACGTGCGGGCGTGGGGTGAGCGGGTGGCGCATCTCGCGGTCTCGCTGACGGCGATGTATCCGAAGAAGCACCCTGACGAGCTGGTGTCTGCGGCGCTCGCAGCCGCCGGCCCCGCCCCGCAGCCCGCGCCGTCCGAGACGGTGGCGCTGGCGATCGCGAAGGAGTGGCGTGCGCTGGCCGACACGCGCGCCGTGCTCGACAGCGACCTCGCCGCCATCGTCCGGCGGCACCTGGCCGACGCCGCCGCGGCCGTCGCGGAGCACGAGCGGGCGCTGGTGCGAAGGAAGGGATCGGTGTTCTTCGAGGCGCTCTCCGACGCCGACTGCGACGCGATCCGAGAGGCGGTGCGGTCGTGAGCCTCGACATCTTCGCCAAGCGCGAGCGGCGCGGCACGGCCACTGCGACCGTCACGGTGCGCGTCGATCTGGAGATCGCAGCAAGCGGGGCGTGGTCGCGCGATACCACGTTGGCGCAGGTGGATACGCAGGCGATCGATTCCGCGAACGCAAAGTTCGGCGAGATCGAGCGAGCGTGCCGCAAGGCCGGCATCGCGCTTCGCGTCGTGAGCCGCCCCGTGCTCGTTGCGATGACGGTCGCGTCTGACGGGGTGGACGCCACGCCGGAGCATCTCCGCATCGCCGCAGAGAAGCAGTCATGACCTACGACGCGAACGAACTGCGGGCGCTGCTCGACGCGGCGCACGAGAGTCCTCTGCCGTGGGAGCGGTCCGGGTGGGGCATCATCGTCGGCGGAGACGGTCAGTGGATCGCGATGGAGATCGGTGCCTGCGCGGGGGCGCTTTCGGTTGCTGCCGTCAATGCCCTCCCCGAGCTGCTCGACACCATCGACCGCGTGAGCGAAGAGGCGCTCAACGAGTACGCGGCGCGCGCCGAGTTGGAGCGTCTGCTCGCGTTCGAGCGCGCCTGCGCCGAGAAGGCCGAGGTGCAAGTTGCGGCGATGAAGCTTCGCGCCCTCGCTGCGCACGCTGCCGTCTGGGAGGCGATGCAGACGCCGGGCAAGGCGCAAGACGCGGTGCGGGACGAAGGCGCGGTGCACCTGGCGATCCATTCGATCCTGGACGTCGAGACCGAGAGCGTCAGCACGCCGAAGGAGTGGGCGGACCACGTCGCGCGCCAAAACGCGCGCATCGATGCGATCGAGTCGGACCGCGCGCACGCGTGGGGATGCGTCACGACGCAGACGCGGCAGCGCTACGCCGCGGAGAACGAGCGTGACGCGTCCGAGGCGGCCCGCGCCTCCCTGGCCGGCGAGCTCGCAGCGTTGAGGCTGGCCGCGTCACCGTTCGAGATGCCCGAGCAGGTCCTCACCTCTGCCGAGCGAATCGACGCGCGCACGGTGTTCGGCTCGCACGGCGACGGCCGCGAGGAGTACGCGATCAGCGCCTCGCAGTGGCGCGCCCTCCGGACCGCCCTCGCCGACACCCGAGCAGCCGCCGAGGCGCACGACGCGGAGGTGCGGGCCAAGGTCGAGGCGGAGATCGCTGCGAGGCGGCCGACGCTCGAAGAGGCGATCGACGCATGGCACGCGAGCGAGACGCCGCGCCCGCCGCTGCACGAGTGGCTCGGGCTCACGCGCGAGGAGTGGGGCGCGTACGTCGAGCAGCGGCGCGAGAGCGACGAGAAGCACGACGCGCGGGTGCTGGCCGATGGCTACGACGACGCGGTGAAGGACGCCGCGAAGGTGTGCGGCGAGTTCGCGAAGACGGCCGCGGCGATGTCCAGCTCGGACCCTGACGGCGATGACTACCACTACGCGGCGAAGTGCGCGGCGACGACTCTCGCGAAGAGCATCCGCGCCCTCGCCAGCCGGGAGCGTGGGCAGTGAGCGACATCGAATGGACCGACGCGACGTGGAACCCGATTGTCGGATGCTCGCGCGTCTCGCCGGGCTGCGAGCACTGCTACGCCGAGCGCTTCGTGCATCGCGAGCTCGCGCCCCAGCATCGCGGGCTGACGGTGCTCGGCAAGGGCGAGAAGGGCCCGCGCTGGACCGGCGAGGTGCGCCTCGTCGAGAGCCGGCTCGGGGAGCCGCTGCGCTGGCGAAAGCCGAAGCGCGTCTTCGTGAACAGCCTCTCGGACCTCTTCCACGACGCGCTCACGAACGAGCAGATCGCCGCGGTGTTCGGCGTGATGGCCGCGTGCCCGCACCTGACGCTCCAGGTGCTCACGAAGCGTCCGGCGCGGATGCGCGAGTGGTTCGCGTGGCTCGACGGGTTCGCCCCCGAGGGCGACGAACCGAACGCCAGCGCGAGCGGGCGTCGCGGTTGGGAGCGATGGGAGTGCGTGCGTCACGCGGTGCGTCTCGGTGCAGTCGAAGCCGGCGAGGTGCTGCGACACCAGCGCTCGGGCGATAGCGCCGCGTGGCCGCTGCCGAACGTCTGGCTCGGCGTCACGGCCGAGGACCAGCAGCGCGCCGACGAGCGGATCCCGCTCCTGCTCGACACGCCCGCGGCCGTCCGCTTCGTGTCGTACGAACCCGCGCTCGGTCCGGTCGACTTCAAGAACATCGCGAGCGCGCGCGACGAGATGATGCTCCCGCTCGCCGGGCTCACCTGGAGCGTCCGCTTCACGGAGCCGCCTCGCGTCATCCGCACGCACGCGAAGCTCGATTGGGTGATCGTCGGCGGCGAGAGCGGCCCGGGCGCGCGGCCGTTCGATCTCGCGTGGGCCAGGAGCGCCGTCGCGCAGTGCCGCGCGGCGGGCGTGCCGGTGTTCGTGAAGCAGCTCGGGGCAAACGTCGAGCGCCGACGGTGCCGCGACTGCGCGGACAACGACGGAACGTGCGAGCACGACGGGCTTTCGTGTGACGGGCTCAAGCACCGCAAGGGCGCCGACCCGAGCGAGTGGCCAGCGGACCTCCGCGTGAGGGAGTTCCCGAGGTGACCGGGCCGTTGGTGGGGCCGTTGACTCAGGAGCTGACCGAACACCACGACGCGTTCGTCGGCTGGATGGTCGACGAATGGCGCGAGATGGCGCGCGATCGATTTCTGAGCGCCATGCGGCAGCGCCGCATATGGCGCGAGCGCGCGCTTTTCTCGTGGTCGCTCTGCGTGGTGAAAGGCCTCTGGGCCGAAGAGGCGCTGCGGCGCCGGGAGATGGGGACGTGACGAAGGCACACTGGAGACGCCACACGATCAGCGGCGGACACGTCTACTCGCTCGTCATCATGGCGCGCGGGGAGCGGTGGTGCGCGAAGCTCGTGCCGGCAGAGTCGATCCTCGGGCCGGCGTCGGTCTGCACCTTCTGGCGAGGGACGACAGGGGTCGGCGTGCAGCACGGGGCCACGAAGAAGACGGCGCGCGAGCTGCTCGAAGCGAAGATCGAGCTTGCGGCGCCGGTTGAGGCAGAGGAGGCGGGAACGTGACGAAGGCGGAACACCTCACCGAAGAGCAGCGGACCGCCGCATGCCTCATGTACCTCTTCGCGTTCTGGCACTACGATGAGACGCGCGACGGCCGCTGGTACATGCACGTCATCCAACGGTCGTGGCGACCCGGCGTGGAGAAGACGCTCGCCGGCTGCGTCTGGTGGGCGATCCGGTTCGAGAACGAGAGCGCAGACCCGGACTGGATCGGATACCTCGAACACGTGTGCCGGAACCGCGGGGTGCTCGCGCGATGACCGCAGCCCGCTCGTACTCCGACGCCGACATGCTCGTCACGCTCACGCGCGGCGAGCTGCGCGACATGCTCACCGAGGCCGTGCGCGCGGCGCTCGACGCGAAGGCCGACGACTGGATCGGCCCCGACGAGGTGGCCGCCATGCTCGGCGTCGCGCGCTCGACGGTGCCGAGCCTCGTCGCTCGCGATGGCCTGCCTGCGGCCCGCGTCGCGCGCGGCTACCGCTTCCGCCGCAAGGAGGTCGTGGCCTGGCTCGAGGAGCGCATCGCGCGCCCCGGTGGACACGCGCGCAAGCACGGCGCGAAGCTGCTCAGCCTGACGAGGAGGTGAGCGGTGGGAATCTATCGGCGAGGCTCGACGATGTGGATCCGGTACGAGGGACCGGGCGGCCAGGTGCGCGAGACGACGGGGCAGAGCGATCCGCGTGTGGCGGAGCGGATGCTCCGCGACCGCAAGCGCGAGGTGGCCATGGGCACGTGGCGCCCGCGCGATGCGAGCGACGCACAGACGGTGCGCGCGTACTCTGCGCGCTGGCTTGAGCGCATGCGAGCTCGCGGCGTGCGGACGGTGGACGACTACGAGCAGCGGACACGAGACCACGTGCTCCCTCTCATCGGCGAGCGGCTCGTCTCGTCGCTGCGCCCGCGCGACGTGGCGGCGTTCGTGCTCGCGCTCACCACGCGCGGGCTCGCGCCCCGCACCGTCCGGCACATCTACGACTGCCTTCGGTCGATGTGCCGCGATGCCGTGATCGAGGACGTTATCGCCGCGACGCCGTGCGTGCTCTCGCCCGGCACCCTCCCCGCCGCGCGCGATGCCGATCCGGCGTGGCGCATGACCGCGCTCTTCACCGCGCTCGAGGTCGAGACGCTGATCTCGTCGCCGCGCGTGCCGCCCGATCGCCGGGTCATGTACGGGCTGATGGGGCTCGCCGGGCTGCGGTTCGGCGAGGCTGCCGGCCGGCGCTGGCGCGACATCGACGCGGCCCTCCCTCTCGCGCGGATGATCGTCGCGACGCAGTACGACGGCGAGCGGCTGAAGACCGACACGCCGCGGGAGGTGCCGGTGCATCCCGTGCTCGGCGCGCTGCTCGAGGAGTGGCGCTCTGCGGGCTGGCCGGCGATGTACGGACGCGACCCGCTGCCCGGCGATCTCATTGTCCCGTCGCGACGCGGCGCGATCCGCAGCGTGAGGCACGGACACACGCGGCTCGTAGAGGACTGCGAGCGCCACGGGATGCGGCCGCGTCGTCAGCACGACCTTCGGCGCACCATGATCTCCCTCGCTCGCGCGGGCGGCGCGCGCGGTGAGGTGCTGCGGTGCGTGACGCACGGTGCGCCGCGCGCCGTCCTCGACCTCTACACCACCTGGCCGTGGGCGACGCTCTGCGAGGCGGTCGTGCGCCTACCGGTAGGAGCACAATCCGGAGCACACGAGGCGGACCGGATCGCGGAGGTGCCCAGAATGCAGGCGTGGAACGAGCGGGGTGGACGGGACTTGAAGCCCCGGACGCGCGGAGGCCGGTCGTGATTCTGGACGAATCCGGCCCGGTCTCGCGAGCGAGCGCTGGCGAAGAATCGGCCGCAGGCATGGTGCCGAGCGGCAGAGGAGCACACGGGCTGTGCTCCGGGGCCGCGCGAGCGGCGAAGGAGGAGTGATGAGCCGACGAGACACAGGTACGGAGCGGAGCGCGGAATTCCTGTCCGCGCTGGCGTTCCTCGACGCGTACTACGGCACGAAGACGCCGCCGGACGCTCCGCAGTGGGACGACGCCGACGAGCGCAATGCGCACCGACAGCACGCGCGCGCGTTCGGCTGGCGCCCGCCGAAGGGAGCCGCCTCGTGACCCGCCGCCTCTACACCGTCACCCTCTCGCTCGAGCTCGTCGTCATCGCGGAGACCGAGGCCGACGCGCAGCGCGTGGCGCTCGACGTCGTGACGAGCGGCGAGTGCATGGAGGAGCCCGAGCCGACCGACGCGGCCGAGCTGTCCTACCTCCCTGGCGGCTACGACCTGGACTGCCTGCCCTACGGCGGCGACCGCGACGAGACGATCGGCGAGCTGATCGAGCAGGGGGCGGCGCCGGGGTACAGTGCGCGGATGCGGGCCGCGCGGATGGGGACGTGATGGGCTGGTACCCAGAAGAGGGGGTGCGTCGCATCGTGTTCCCACCGCCGACAGCCGGCACCGTCCTGCGCGTGGCCGTCTACGAGACGCGATGCGAAGAATGCGGCCTCGCGATCTACGCGCTGAGCAAGAGCGCCACGTGCAAGTGGTGCACGAAGAGGCTCGACCGGCTGCGGTCGTCGCGGATGGGTACGTGATCGTCGCCTTCTCCGGCTCCCGCGAGGGTATGACGCGTGCGCAGCAAGTCGCCGTCGGTCGTCTCCTGCGGCTGTGGGGAGCGACCACGCTCGTGCACGGATGCTGCGTTGGCGCCGATGCAGAGGCCGATCGCATCGCAGAGCACTACGGGATCGCGCGTCGCGGGTACCCTAGCAACATCGACGCGATGCGCGCGACCCTGCGCGGCTGCGTGCTGCTCGCGCCGCCGGCGCCTCCGCTCGACCGGAACAAGCGCATCGTCGCGCTCGGGCTCGCGCTCATCGCCTGCCCGCGCGCGTCGTCACGCGGCACGTGGCACGCGGTGAGGGAGGCGGCGAAGTTGGGCCGTCCGATCGTCGTGCTCGGCGAGGACGGCCGCGCCGTCACGCGGTAGGCAGGATCCACGCAGCGATGCACCTCCCCGTGCGCCGCTCGATCAGCTCCGCGACGCGCCGGTGCACGTGCAGATCGAGGCCGTGGGTGAGGATGACGACGAGGGAGCCCGGGGCGGTGGCGTCGATGGCGATCCAGTCCATGCCACGGGTATCGGCGACGCGGATGGCAGCGTTGCGTCAGGCGCGCGGGATCCCGACGACCATCACCCACCAGCGCAGGCGCGTCCCTCGGGCAGCGTCGAGCACGAGCGCGATCTCCGTGCGACGGCCGCGCGCCCCGTAGAGGAGCGCGTACTCGTCGACGGTCGTCAGATCGAGACGATCCACGAGCACACCGTGCGGGCCTCGGCGAGGTCGGTCGACCCGAGCTTCCAGAACGCGGCCGCCCCGACCTTCTGCGAATGGGCCCGCGCGTTCGCGAGGTCGTGCCGGAGCCGCTCGATGGGGCCGAGGTACGTCGCGAGGCAGAGCACGACCGTCCGGCCGGGCCACTGCGCGATCGCGGCGGCGAGCTCGTCCTCGTCGGCGACGCGCTCGTAGACCTGCAGAAGGATCGGCACGCCCGGCGCGATGCGGTCCCACGCGATGCGCGACCACGCCTTCCTGGTGAAGACGGTGATCGCGATCTCGAAGCCGGCCGCGCGCACCTTCGTGACGAGGTCGGCGATGTCGCGCTCGGTCCAGTCGTAGAGGCGACCGCTCTTCGGATCGCGGTAGGGCTCGAGGTCGAGCACCACCTTCCGCACGTTCGCGAGCTGCCCGCACTCGATCAGGTGATCGACGGCCGAGTCGATCCGCGCGCACGTGGGGAACGTGAAGAGCCACGGCTCGATGTCGCGCTCGCGGTGCGCGATGCAGACGTCCCGCACGCGCGTGGCGGGCTGACGCGTTCCCTCGACGCTCTCGATCAGGACGAAGCTCGTCGTGGCGCCCGCGTCGAGCAGCCGCTTCACGCCGTGCTGATGGTCGCCCACCATGTCGCCGGCGCCGAGGAAGAAGCCAGCCCCCGAGAAGCCTGCGGGCAGCTGTGCGGGGTAGCGTGCGGTGATCGCGGCGTTGCTCATCTCGTGTCCTCCGGTGGTGCGACTGCGACCGTGCGGAGCGAGTCGAGGATCGACTGGCCGATCGCGCGGACATCCTCGGTGCTGCCCTTCTCGGCGAGCTGAGCGGCGAGCTGTGCGGCTCGGGCAGCGGCGGGGAGCGAGCGCTCGCTCTGCGATCGACGGCGCCGCAGCTCACCGCGGCAGAGCGTCCACGCGGTCTGGGCAGCGCCGCCCGGATCGTGCTCGGCGAGGTAGCGATCGACGATGGCGATCGCGGCCCGCAGCTCGTCCGAGCTGGTCATCGGTCGCCGACGACGAGCCGCACGACGCGGGAATCCTCGTCGCCGCTCGTGAAGACAACGGAGTGCCGCACGTAGATCTGCGTCCCGTCCGTCCCGCCATCGGCCCGGAAGCGGCGCTTCGTACCATCGGGCAGCGCGGCGGCGACGGTGACGCCCGAGCCATCGACCACCTCGAACGTCTCGGAGACGATCGGATCGGTGGCAGCCTCGGTCCAGACGAGCTCGTAGGTCCGGCTCGCCCCGGGGGTGTGGGGCCACGACGCGACGTGCCTCATACGGTGACGCTCCTCTCCTCGACGGCGATGACGGTCGAGCGCGCTTCTGCGCGGATGGTCGCGGTGCGCGACTCGATGGCGATCGCGACGGTGCGCTCCTCGCCCTCGATGGTGACGGTGCGCAGCTCCGCGGCGATCGTGGTGCTGTGATCGACGCCCGGGCCCGTGGAGTACGGCCAGCCGCCGGTGAGCACGATCCGCCCCGAGGACGTCTCGACCTGACCGCGCGAGACCGTGCCCGAGCCGAGGAGGGCGGCGACGCCGCTCCCCGTCTCGACGTACTCGACCCCGTGCCCGTGGACGTCCGTCGCAGCGCCGGCAACGAGCATCCCGCCCGAGGACGTCGCGACGATGCCCAGGGAGGCGCCGGCCGACCCGGACGTGGCGACGCTGCCCGCTCCCGAGATGGAGGCGGAGAGGGGCGCCGTAGCGCTTCCTGCGAGGGCCGCCGCGCCCGTGCCCGCGCGGCTGCTGGCGACCGTCTGCGTCGCTGCGCCCGCGGTCGTCGCTGCGCCGCTCGCGGTGATCGCCGAGGCCTTCGAGACCGACGCGGAGCCCGCCAGAGCGGCGGCGCCCGCTGCCGTCTCGGTCTGCGCCCGGCTGACCGCTCCCGTGCCGGCAACGACCGCCGCGCCCGATGCGGTGAGGCTCGAGGCCTTCGTGACGGTCGCGCTGCCGGTGAGGGCCGCTGCGCCGCTCCCCGTCTGCGTGTGGAGCTGGGCGCTGCTACCCGTGCCCGTGACGACCGTGGCGCCCGAGCCCGTGACGCCGAGCGACGACGTTGCCGTGCCGGCGATGACCGCGGCGCCGCTGCTCGTGACGGTGATCGCGAGGACGGGAGCGCCGGAGCCCGTGAGCGCTGCGCCGCCCGACCCGGCCTGCAGCTCGGCTTGCGTGTGCGTTGCGGCGCCGGCCGAGACGATCGCCCCGCTGCTCGTCCGCGTGCTCGCGAGCGTCTGCGATGCGGTGCCGGTCGCGGTGACAGATCCGGACGCGGTCTCGGTGTATGCGTTGCCGCTCGATTCGGTCGCGAGATCCGGATCGAACAGGCCGCGATCGGCGAGATCGGCATCGAAGAGACCGCGCGCCGGCAGGTCGCGGTCGAAGAGGCCGAGCTTCGCCACGGCTCACCTCACCAGCTGATGACGATCACGTGCCCGCGCCCGCCCGCCCCGCCCGCCCCGCCGAGGCCCGGGTTCATGCCGCAGCCACCGCCGCCGCCGCCACCACCCTGCGCGCCGCCGGCCCCGCCTGCCGCGCCCGCGGTGCTCGCCGTGACGGTCGTGCCACCACCGCCACCACCGCCGCCGCCGGCCGTGCTGTTGCCGTCCGCGCCGTTCGATCCCGCGGTCGGGCTCGCGCCGTCGGTGCCCTTCGCTGCGCCGGTGCCCGCTGCGTACGTGCCGCTCACGCCCGCGGCCGTGCCCGCGACGATCGCGGGCGTCGCGTTGTGGTGCCCGCCCGTGCCACCGCCACCGCCACCGTAGAGCGAGCCGCCGCCTACGCAGCTCGTGGGCGTCGCGGTCGATCCGCCTCCGCCGCCGCCGCCGAATTCGGCGTTGTGCGTGGTGACGACCGTGATCGGCCCGTCGCTACCGGTGCCGCCGCCGACACCGGTGACGCCCTTCGCTCCGTTGACACCCGGGTTGCCGCCCTGGCCCACCGCCGTCGTGCCAGACGTCCCCGCTCCGCCCGTGCCGCCACCGCCGCCACCACCGCTCGCGGCGGCCGAGATCGCTCCGCCCGCTCCGCCGCCGCCACCGTACGCGACGGCGAACGTGCCGAACGATGACGAGCCGCCGATGCCGCCCGCGCCGCCGGCCGCACCAGCCGCTCCCGGAGCGCCCGCGGCGCCGCCGGTGCCGACCGTGACGGAGACGGTCGAAGGCAGGTCGCTCGCGAGGTACGTCTCGCGCAGGAAGGCGCCGCCGCCGCCTCCTGCCCCGCCCTTCGCGACGACGGCAGTCGCGAGCGATGCGCCAGCGCCGCCACCACCGCCAGCGCCCCACATCTTCACGAAGACGACCTTCGGGGCGAACGCGGTCGGCTTCGTCCACGTCCCGTTTCCGGTGAACGTCTGGGCGTCGACCTGCCCCGTCGTCGACGACACGTAGGGGATGCCGCCCGCGGTGAGCTGCGTCCAGCCGACGCCGTCGAGGTAGACGACCGACTCACCGGGGAGCAGCGTCCCCTTCCACAGCGTGACGGGGACGGATCCGTCCGTCATCGTCACTTCGATCGTGTTCGAGACACTCGCGTGGTCGTTGCGGATCGAGAGCGTCTTGACGTTGCGCGTGGTCGACGTCGCGCCCGCGACGATCTGCGTCGTGGTGTTAGTCGAGATCGAGAGATTCGCCGCAGCGCCGGGCGTCACGGTCCCCGAGGCGAAGTCGACGTAGGAACACGCGACCTTGACGGTGCCGGACGCGGACGTGACGACGGAGACGTTCGCGCTCGTGCTCGCTGCGAGATTCAGCATCGATAGACCTCAGCGGGAGTAGTCGCGCGCGAAGTGCTTGCCGCGCTCGCGGTGCTCTTCGCCGATGAGAAGTCGGCCCGCGCCCTTGCACCGGCCGCACTGGATGCGCGCCACGACGGTGCGAGGAGCGATCGCGCCGCCGGGCACGGGCAGGGGCTTGTGGTGCTCGCCGCGCCCGGAGCAGTCCGGGCACGTGCGCCACTGCTCGACGTGCAGGATCGTGGCCTGCGCGAGGAGCCGAGAGAGCCCGCTCACTGGAGCTCGATCGAGAGGTTCACGGTGAGCGTGTCGCCGCTGACCAAGGCGCGGCTCGACGCGAACGCCTCCGCCCAGAGGATGTCGCCCGCGGTCGCCTCGGTGACGTAGTAGCCGAGCACGGTCTGAGAGCTCGTCGGCGACCACGTCTGACCCGGGTAGGTCTTCGTCGTGGTGCCCGTGCTCGTGCTCGCCGCGTTCCACGTCGCGCGCGCGAGGGCCTTCGTGCTGTAGCCCGTGAAGGTCGCCTCGGTGAAGTCGCTCTCGACGGTCGACTCGGTGAGCGACGCGAGCGCCGTGTAGAGGCGGAGCACCTGCGCGTTCGGCGACGCGTCCGAGAGCATCATATCGAGGAGCGCGCGCTCCCCCTTGTCGGGCACGAGAAGAGCCATCGGTCACGTCCTTTCGAGATCGGGAAACGGTGTGGGGCGCGAGCGGTGCTCAGCGCGAGTCGTCGCAGTGCTCGAAGCGGCCGGCGCGGATGAAGCCGTGCCACTCGCAGCGATCGGGACCGTGCTTCTCGCCGGTCACGTGGATCGACGGTGAGAGCGTCATCGCCTCGAACGAGTCGCCGTCGCGATGCCAGCCTCCTTCGCGGCTCGCGGCCCATGCTCCGGGCGGCCCGTCTGGCGGGTTCGCGAACGGGACGGCGACACGGCACCCGTCGCCGTGGATCGGGCAGTCGAAGGAGATCCCCGCGCGCGCCGAGGCGCCTGCCTCGTAGACGTACTTCGGGGCCGCGTCGACGAGCCGCTCGAGCCGCTGCGCGCGCTGCGGCTTCACGCCGCCCTCCGGAGCGCCGAGGCCCGCACGGAGAGCGCGGCGCGCTGCTCGGCCACGCGGCGGCCCGAGACGAGCCGGAGCGCGCGCTGAGCGTTGCTGCGCGCCTTCGCCTGATCGGCGCGCTCGCGCTCGGCCTGCTCGGCGAGCAGATGCGAGACGGGGAGCGCGTCGCGGAAGTAGCGGAGCGGCTCGGGCGCGGGCGACGGTGCGGCACCGATCGTGATGCAGTTCGCGTAGGCCGAAGTCGAGACGGTCGATCCGTTCCGGTACGTGACCGCGGTCGTGCCGGCGCACCACCGGCAGGCGCACGGGTAGTTCCGGATCATCGCCGCGACTGCTCGAGCGCGTGCTTCCACTTCTCGATCGCGGTCCGCGCCGGGTCGTGCGGGATCTCGTCGATCGTGCGCTGGGCGTGAGCGATGGCGTCCGCGTCGCTCGTGTGGTTGGTCATCGCGGCGAGCAGCCCGGGGGCGATCGCGGCGATGATGTTGAGGGCCTGGACGACGATGGTGCCGATCACGACTCACCTCCGAGCGCGGCGCCGATCGCTCGGACGACGCTGATGAAGATTCCGTCCTTCGCCCTCTGCGCCGGCGGGAGGTCGGCGTACGGCACGAAGCACGGGTGTTCCTTCTTCTCCGGGTCCTTCACGGGCCCGAACTTCCAGCCCGTCGCGGCCTTCTCGGCGATCCACGACTCGTGCGACTGCTCGGGCGTGTTGCCGGCGAGAGCACCGCGGACGCCGTTGCGCGCGCTCGATCGCTGCCACTCGGGCGCGTCATCCCACGACGGCTGCGAGAGGTCTCCGAGCGCGATGCAGTAGGCGCGGTTCGCTTCGTGAGCGGCGCGCGCGCACGCTTCGACGATCTTCTCGTCGCCGATCACGACTCACCTCCGGAGGTGCAGAGATCCGCGGGCACGCCCGGCAGGGCGCAGATCAGCGGCGGGACGTCGGGCACCGCGGCGCCGAGCAGCCGAGCGGCGTGGAGCGCATCGAGCAGCGCGCGCGCGAAGTCGTCGATCTCGTCGAGGCACGCGGCGATCGGATCTTCGTTCGCAGCGGCGGCGATGCGGTCGGCGGTGAGCCAGAGCTGGAGAGCCGAGCGCGCAGCGGAGAGCGCCGCGTCGACGGGGGCCCAGCGCGCGAAGACGGGATCGAGGCAGGCCGGATCGGAGCCGTGCGGGCACGTGCGCTGCGCGTCGTACGCGGCGGCCTGGCTCACGCCATCGCCGACGCCGGAGACGAAGGTCGCGGCCACGTCCACCGCGGCGGCCTGCTGCGCGACGGGCGTGGTCTGCCCGCATCCGTGCAGGAGCAGCACGGCCGCGCCGACGAAGCAGATCGCCAGCATCACCTCGACGAGCGCGTAGCCGCCCTCCGAGGAGCGGGGAGGCGTGGTGCTCTCGGACCGCTTCGGAGGCGGAGGGAGCTTGCGGGCGCGGTCGTAGATGACGGCGAGCAGTGTCGCGAGAGAGCCCACGAGCGCGATGGCCTCGCCGGAGCTGAGCCAGCGCACCAGCTTCCCCCAGTCGTCCTCGAGCGTGATGACGATCGCGAGCGCCGTGACGCACACGAGCGAGATGCCGGCGATGACCGCCTGCGGGATGGTCCAGCTCTCGATCCACTTCTTCATCGGTTCGTTCTCCTCTGCGGCAGGGGCGGGACCCCCGCGGGAAGTCGCTGCTCGCCGGTGGGCTCCTCGGCGCTCACCTCGACGACGTGCGTCGGGCTCGAGATGGGCGCGACGCCGCTCTCCACCTCGGCGCGCAGCTCGCGCAGCTCTGCGCGGAGCGCCTCGATCTGGTGCATCGCCTCGGCGAGCTTCGCAGCGCACTCGCGCTCGTCGGTCGTCTTCCGAGCCCACGCGCGGATCGCGTCGGTGACGGCGGCGAGCAGCGGGCCGAAGCGATCGGCGACGACCTTGAGTAGCTCGGCGACGCGGTTGAGGATGAGCGCGAGCGCGCCAAGCACAGCCGCGAACGCGACCGGCTGAGAGAGGATCAGCTGGACCACGGGAGCGCCTTTCTGGGAGCGCGCGCCCCCGCGCCGCCATACTGCATGACGATCAGCTGCGGATGCCGAGCTGCACCGACGCGTCGATCCAGCCGTTGACGTAGTAGGTCGAGGCCGTGCCGTTCTTGATCTTGAGCGCACCGGTGATCGGATCGGCGAAGACGGTCAGGCCGTTGTCGAGCCCCGCCGTTCCTTCGACGATCACGACGAGCCGGTAGCCGACGTCCTTGTCCCCGGTCGATGCGATGAGGACGTTCCCGCCCGTGTAGCGCGCGACCGCGACGGAGCTGACGCCCGTGGTCCAGTTCGCCTGCTCGTCGTCGGTCTTGCCGGGGCGGATGTCGTGCGCGGTGGAGTAGGACGCGCAGAGCCGCGCGTAGCGGTCGCGCCAGTCGACGGTCGCATCGAGCGTGGTCGTCACGCCCGTCGCGACCGAGACCGCGAACTCCCTGCGCACGTCGCCCACGGAGCTGCGCTGCTGCGTGAGCGCGAGCCCGTGGTGCGCGAGCGCCGCGGGGACACGCAGTTGCGAGAGGCGCGTGTGCTCGTGCCGGCTCTTGCCGATCGGATGCGAGGCGGATGCGACGCCCATCATCGCGCGGTCCTGCGCGCGGTTGAGCTTCCACGGCGCGACCTTCGTGCCGTCGCTCCCCGCCGCGCTCGACCACGCATCGGGCGTGGTGCGCTGCCCGAGCGCTGCGGTCGCCTCGAGCATCAGGAGGAACGTGCACGGCTTGATCGCTGCCTCGGCGTCGCGCGTGATCCAGAGGTAGCCGTTCGAGTCGTCGACCCAGAGCCGCGCCTTCGGAGAGAGCGGCACCGAGGGGCCCACGGTCGTCGCGGTCGATCCGACGCCGGAGTAGCCGAGCGAGACGGCGAGCCCCGCGGGGAGCTTCGTGTTGTGCGGCGCGGTGAGCTGATCGGGCGTCGGATCAGTCGAGGGATCGATCGGTGTCGCGCCGATCGGGCCCGCGGCCGTGTAGGGGATGGACGTCCAGACGTCGAGATCGATCGCGCTGTGCGTCGCGACGATCATCCGATCGCGCCAGTCCATCGAGTCGTCTACGAGGCGCGAGGTGCCCGGCGCGACGTTCGTCACGTAGCCGATGAGGCGCCGCAGCCCCTCGCCCTCGTAGTTGCCCCAGCCGTCCGCGTCCGCGCCGGTCGCCTTCGCGCACGTCGTGCGGTCGCGGAGCGTGGCGGAGAAGGCGGCCGAGAGAGCGGTGAGGTCGTCACCGTCCGTGAACGAGACGAGCCGGCCATCACGGCGCGTGTTCGTCACCGCGTCGTACTGATCGGCCATCGCGCTGATCACGCCCGCGATCGAGATCGTCGCGCCGGTCTGGTTCTCGATGCGGAGGCGGCCGTTGGAAGAGTCGGCGTAGATCGAGACGTTCGCGACCGGCGTGTAGACGTAGTCGTTCGAGGCGATCGGAGCGTTCGCGCCGAGGCCCCAGTAGACCTGGCGCACGTAGAGCGGGACCGCGCTCGCGGCGAAGTTGTTGTCTCCGCTCTGGCCCGGGCGGATGTCGAACGTCGCGCTCGCGACCGAGCGGATCACGACGAGCCCGAGCCGCTCGCGCCAGTCGCGGTTGTCGATGACCGCGCTCGTGCCGGTCGTGATCTGCGCAGAGAACGCGCACGTGATCTGCCCGGGGCCGCTCTGGCCCATGTCGACGAGCGTCGGCCCGGTCGCGGGGCATGCGGAGCGCAGCACGGCGTCCTGGATCGCGTTCAGATCGCGCGCGCGCAGGACCGAGCCGGGCCCGTACCACCGCAAGCGGCACGGAGGGAGCTCGTGCGCATCGCTCGCGCCGTCCGCTGCGTCGCTCGCGATGTACGCGCGGCCGAGGAACGCGGTGCCCGCCCACAGGGCCTCTGCGGTGCCCATCGAGTCGAGCACGCTCGCGCCGTCCTGACCCCACGCGCGCGCGGGGACCATGCGGCCGATGATGGTGGCGAGCGCGCGGCGGATCGCGTTGTCGTTCCAGTCCGACTCGCTGAGCGTCGCGAGCAGCTGGAAGATCAGCGGCGCGCCCTCGCTCGTCGCGGTCATCCCCGCGAGCACGACGTCGGCGCGCGTGATCGGCACGATGTCGACCGGTGCGCTCGTCGCGATCTGCACGAGCGCCGTCGCGATCCGATCGGCCGATGCTCCGCCGCGCGCGCTCTCCGCTGCGACGAGCCGTTGCTGACGAGCGATGTCGTCGCGCACCGCATCGCTCGCGAGCGAGAACGCGCGCTCCCACTCATCGAGCAGCTCGGTCGTCATCCGCGCGCTCATGTTCGAGCGGAGGCGCCGACGCATGTTGTGGACGTACTCGAAGACCTTGCCCCACGCCTCGAGCTCGTAGAAGAAGAGCCCGTCCTCGTCGCGCGTGTAGCCGTCGGGGAGCATCGCGCGGATGCGGCGCGCGAAGTCCGCGGCGTTGGGCTCGGCGAGACCCGAGCCGAGCGTGTACGGGAGGGGCATGTGTCCTCGCGATCAGGCCTGCTCGACGGCGGCCCAGCAGTGCACCGGGTTCTCGCCGACGACCGGCGCGGCATCGACGTGGCGGAGGCCGCTGTAGCGCTCGCCGTCCGAGCCGATGCCGTCGATGAGGCCGTCCGGCTCGAGCACGGAGACCTCGAGCAGGATCGAATCCATCGGAGCTCGATCCTTGCGGACGACTCGGATCACATCACCAACGTTCGGCATCGCTTCCTCCATCACGAGCAGTCGATCGCGTACTCGCGCAGCGCCCACGCGCGCGCGTTGCCCTGGTAGGTCGTGTCCCAGCCTGCGCGGTGGGTCCATCGAGAGAGCTTGCCGGCGAGGTAGCTCGAACCGAGATAGGCGGTGCCGAAGAGGATGATGTTCGCCGCGCTCGGCGCGTACGTGCCGCGCGCGGTCGGGGTCGCGCTGCGCTTGCCGTTCGCGTCGCACACGCGGAGCTGGAGATTGTCGCTCGCGTCGACGCCGTGCTCGATGATCATCGGCGTGTTCTCGTAGACGCGCACCGCGATCGTTCGCTCGGTCGTCGAGTAGATCATCCAGCGCAGGACGATCGCGTTCACGCCGAAGCCGTACTCGTTCGCCGTGTCTTTCACGAGCGAGAGGTTGTACGTGCCGCCGGTGTCGCCTGCGATCACGTGCCCGAGCCACCCGGCGCGGTGCACGCTCGTGTCGACCGTGACCGCGCCGGTGCCGATGAGGAGCGCGAAGTGCCCGATGAAGCGCTTTGAGGCATCGAGCAGGTGCGCGAGGTCGCCAGCGGTGAGCTTGTCGTCGACGCCGTCGAAGACCGTCGTCTCGCGGAAGTTCAGCAGATCGGCCGCGAGCATGCCGCGCGCGGGGCTCGCCGCTTCGCTCGCCGTCGAGTGCACGCGCGTATTCGAGTCTCTGCCCTGCCACGCACGCACGCGCTGTGTCGCGCCAGAATCGCCGCTGTACTCCTGGAGCTGGCGGCCGCCGAGATCGAGGAACTCGACGACGCTCGCATCGTCGTTCGGCCACCAATCGGCGGTGACGTCGCGGCCCGCGGCGATGAAGACGTTCGCGATCGTCTTGCTCACCTCCGCAGGAGAGAACGCGCGCGTCGCGTAGCCGGCGAGGAACAGGTGCCCGTCGTAGGGCGCGGACATCGACGTCGTGCCCGCGTGCCAGGCCGCGCCCATGAAGACGTTCACGAGCTGCACGCCGGGCGTCCAGCCGGCCGTGATCACGTCGACGAGCTGGCCGTTGAAGTAGAGCCAGACGTCCCCACTGCTCTTGAAGACGGAGACGACGCAGAAGAGGCGCGACTCGGGCGCCGTCGTGCTCGGCTTCCACGCGACGGCCCCGCCGTTGTACTCGCTGATCTTCGTCTGAAGCGTGCCGGGGTAGCCGAGCAGGTTCGTCGGCTCCGCGCCGCCGCCCGAGACGTTGCAGCCGAACAACTCCTGTCGCTCGCTGTAGCCGGTCGGGAGATCGAGGTTCGCGTAGCCGACGACGATCCGCGTCATCTCGGTCAGCGAAGAGCCGTCGACCGTGACAGGCGCCTCGAGATAGCCGCCCTTGCCCCACGTCGGCGTGAGCGCGGCGAGCGACGTGCGGAAGAAAGGCCCGGTCAGCTCGCCCATGCGCAGGAGCGGCGCGATCGGCTTCGTCGTGTCTCCGCCCGTGGGCGCGAGCGTCGCATTGACGCCGGACGGAGCGATGCGCGCGGGGAGCCCGGTGCAGTAGCCACCCGAGTAGGTCGCGCGGTTGCCGTCGTAGAGGAGCTTCCAGCCCATCGCCGCGACGGTCGCGAGCCCGGGCGCAGGACCGCCGCTCTTCATCCGCGCGGGGATCAGAGCCCCGCGTCCGCGCGCCCTTCCCCTCACAGCGCGACCGGCTGCGTGTCGTAGAGGATGTCGAGCGTTGCGGCCGCGCCGGCCTTCGCGCCGAGCACGCTGGTCTGCCCCTGCTCGACGAAGAACTCCTGCGGCGCGTCGCCCGCCTTCAGCACGAGCCCGACGCCGGCCGTCCCGGGCGCGACGTTGCGGAGGATCGTGATGTCGGCGGTGCGGGCCGCGAGGAAGATCCACTTCCCGACGAGGTTCGTCGGCGTGGTGTCGCCCTCGGTGCCGGTGACGCTCTTCAGGTCGAGCGTCTGGCCGGTGCCGTCCACGGACATGCCGTAGCGCGCGTTGGGGATCGTGCGGACGATCCCGCCGATGCGTGCGAGGTCGAGAGACATGGTGGTGCGCTCCTCGTTGGGTGAGAGAGAGATCAGCTGCGGCGCAGGACGAGCGACGCCGTGTAGACGGCCGCGCCAGTGCCGTTCGACGCCGCAGCGCAGAAGATCGAGACGCGGTCGCCAGCGGCGAAGCTGGCCGTGTGCGTCGTGTCGCTGTAGGCGCCGGTCGTGCTCGCGGTGACGGTGGTGGTGATCGTCGTCGCGACGCCGTTCTTGTAGACGGTGACGACGACGGCCTGGTTGAGCGTGTTCGTCGGCGCGTAGATCCGCAGATCGCGCAGCGTGCACGCGGCCGGCACGGTGTACTCGAGCACGTTCGCGGCCTGCGCGGACGCGCCCGCCGGCGTGTACTTCATCCCGCCGCCGTCGCCGAGGTAGACGCCCGTCACGGCCGCCGCGCCATCGAGCACGCCGGAGAACTTCCACCACTGATCGAGCAGATCAGCGCGATCGATGAACGTCTTGTCCGCGGCCGCCATGTAGCCGGCGTGGCCGCTCGTCGCGACGTACCCGAGATCGGAAGAGACCGTCGATCCGGTCAGGCTGATGCCCGTGCCGGCCGTGTAGTTGATGGACAGGAAGTCCGTGCCGGGCACGGTGCTGCCCGCGTGCGCCACCTCGCGCGACGCGCGCCAGCGCACCGAGTCGAGGAACACCTTCGCGTTGCCGACGCCCGTCGAATAGTCGGCGTTGGCGTAGGGCACGTAGACGCCGTCCGGCGCCGACACGGAGCTCGAGTCGATGAGCGTCACCCATGCGCCGCCCTCGGGCGAGACCTCGATCTTCACGTGCGCCGCGTCCGCCGTGATGCGGACCTCGAACCACGTGCACGAGGGCATCGGCGTGGTCAGCGCCGTGTACGTCGGGACGCCGCCCGAGTAGATCGCAAGCTTCCAGACGCGATGGGTCGATCCATCGATCGTCGCGGCGAGGAAGACGCCGTAGGTCGGGACGCCGAGCGAGAAGCCGCCCGCCATGCCCCAGACCGCGGCGCACGGCGAGGTCGTCGGATCGGTGACGAGGCTGTTGTCGATGACCTTCGTGGTCCGCCAGGTCACGACGATCGGCTGCGTCGCCGAGTGCATCATGCCGGCGAGCGGCCGGTAGAGGCTGACGAGGCCCGCGCCCGCGCCGATCTGGAGCGAGAAGACGCCGCGCGAGGGGAACGGCGTCGAGAGCGCGCCGGGCGAGATCGACTCGCTCATGCCGGCCGACCCGGTGCCGCTCTTGACGAGCATCCAGGCGCTCGTGTCGTCGAGATCGTCGAAGCGCTCGACCACCGTCGCGTCCGGATCGGCCGCGGTCGTCTCGAGCTCCACGATGCGCGCGATCATCGAGCCCGCGTCGGACCCGTCCGTCTTGCCGATGAGCGCGCCGAGCGTCGCGATCCAGTACTGGATCCGATTCAGCTCCGCGCCGGAGAGGTCGCGCTCGCGATCGGCGCTCGGCTCTTCGATCTTCGGCCGGCCGAGGTCCGAGTCGATGCGCGCGGGGAGCGTCAGGATGGTCGGGATCGTCATGTGCTCCTCAGACGCTCGTGGCCGGTGTCGAGCCGGCCGCGTGGGTGATCAGGACGATGCCAGGGCGCACGCGGGCGAACTGCGCGGGCGTGACGTTCGCGCCCGGCGTCGTGACGTCGCAGCCGTCGATGCCCTCGACCGCGAGCACCGCGTGCGAGATCTGCTCGGGGCGCAGGATCCACTCCCACGCGTCCGCGCCGTCGGGCCAGCGGTGCGCGTTGTCGGGATCGCCGGGGCCGAGCCGATCGAAGAGGCCGTAGATCGCGTCGAGCACGCCCTGCGTCGTCGGGCCGCCGGGCGTGACGCTGTAGAGCTCGTCGGGCGCGGAGGGGAGCGGCTCGTCGATGTCGAAGTAGCCGATGCCGCGCGCGATGCACGTGCGCTGGTAGGTCGCGGGGAGCAGCCCCGTCGTGACCTGGATGAGCACGCGCGCGCCGAGCGGGATGGTGACGTCGGTGACGCTCACGTTGATCCGCGTCGTGGTCGACCCGAGCGCGATCTCGTAGGAGCCGTCCCAGTCCGAGATGTAGTCCGTGCCCGTCGAGATCGAGACGACGACGTCCTGGCTCGTGCCGTCGATGAGCTGCCGGACCTGGACGTCGTCGTGCATCGATGCCTGCGTGCCGAGGTAGGCGAGGATCTTCGCGTTCGCCGTGTCGCCGGTCTGCCGAGCGCCGCTCACGCCGATCGGCACGATGTCGATCGTCCCGACGCCGCGGTAGCCGAAGTAGATGCACGCGTCGTCGAGCCGCACGCCGGGCGTCGCGCGCACCCACTCGCGATAGTCGCTCCGGTTCCCAGAACCTGGCCGCTCGGCCATCCACGCGAGGATCCGCGCGCGGAGCTGCTCGGTCGTCTCCTCGTCGCCACCTCCCGTCATCTCCAGCACGGTCGCGGTCGCGGCCATGTCGGGGGGCGGAGAGGGCGGCGAGTCGATCGTGAGCGTGTCGCCCGCGAGGAGGTTGCCCGCGGAGCCAGCTACGACAGCCTCGAGCTCGACCACCGCGCCGATCAGGGGACTGACCGCCGTGCCCACCTCGAGCGTCTCGACGGGCGTGTAGAGGTCGACGCCGTAGGGAGTGCCGACGTCCGGGATCCGGTCCCGCACGGCCCGCACCACCTCGTCCGCGCCCACGCTCATGATGTCGCCGAGCGCGATGTCCGACGCGCCCTCGGCGACGAGCACGCGATCGCCACGCGACCCGACCGCGATGGTCTTGGCGGCCCACACGGGCTCGGTCATCACCGCGGCACTCGTGACCTTGTACTTCGAGCCGTTCGCGTGCGTGAGCGTCGCGCCCACGAGAAGCCCGATCCCGGGCACCGTGCCAGTGATCATCGCGAGGCCGCGCGCGGGCGCAGCGGGAAGGAGCGCGCTCTCCGCGCCCATGCGCACCGCGGCGTGCTCGGGGAGGAACGCGGGCGACGCGGTGCTCGGCAGGATCTCCTTCTGCTCGTCGAGGATCGGTTGCTGAAGGAGGAACGCGACGGCGGCGACCGAGCGCGACCGGAGCCAGTAGTCCGATCCGGGCGCGAGGCTCGCCGCAGGGACGCGACCGCGCAGGTGCGCAAGGGCGAGCTCGTGCAGCTCGTCCAGCGTCTTGCTCTTGAAGCTCATGCGCTCACCGCGTGCGTGTAGGAAAGGGAACGGCGCTGCCCGAGGCGGTCCGTGTAGCCGAGCGTGACGGTCAGGCGCGTGCCGCCGACGATCTCGGCGGTGACCTCGAGGTCGCGCATGTCGCCGCGATCGACGATGTGCTGGACGGCCTCACGCCCGTAGGCGCGGGCGAGCGCGGGCGTGGCCTTCGTGAGCTTGCGGAGCGTGTGGAGGCGCGAGCCGAACCACGGCGCGGCGGCGCCCGATCCGCGCTTCGAGCGGAGCGCGAGGATCACCTCGCTCGCGACCGTCGTGTCCTCGACGAGCCCGCCCGACTGGAGAGCGTACTCCCCGGTCTGCGCGTCGATCTTCGGGGCTCGGCAGGCCATCCACCCTCCGGGTCGACTGGACGAGCGGGGCGCCTCGTGGCGTCATGAGGGCATGACGACGAAGCGGGCGCTCTTGGTGCTGGGGATCGCGTTGGGGGCGTGGGCGTGCAGCTCGCCCGCGGCCGTCTATTTCGCGGACGCTTGGATCGATGTCGGCGAGTCGATGCGCGATGCGGCGAGCGACTCCGCGGCCGCGCAGGTCGACATGACGGCGCCGTGCCAACCGATCGGCTCGCTCGACTACCTCTACGCGAACGGGTCGCGCGGCGAGCAGGTCACCTACGCGGCCGACTTCCGCGACGCGTCGATCGATCCGGCGACCGTCCGCCGCATCACCACCATCTCGTGTGGCAACGTCGTCGACCCGCCGCCCGCGTGCGACGCGCCCGAGTGCTCATCGACGCTGCCCCCGCGGCCCGATTGTCTGATCTCCGGCACCGCCTTCATCGAGGCGGGGCACGTCGTCGTGAACTGCGGGACCGCGACCCTCACGCACAACAACCCGACGCCGCCCTACGAGCAGTCGGCCGAGTCGCACTACACGACCGTCCGGCTCGTGCTCGAGTAGCTACGTCGCCTTCACCTTCGACGAGCCCGTGTTCGCGGGGGCGTGCGGGCCGGTGCCCCACCCGCCAGCGACCTTGAGCTGCGTCTGGATGAACGCGCCGCCGTCATTCGGCACCGGTGTGGCCGCCGCGAACGCATCGAGCGCCGCGCTGATCGCGTCGAGGCGCGCGTTGCACTTCGAGGCGAGCGCGAGCGCATCGGTCGCGCCGTCGCCGGTCAGCCGGATGTCGTTGCTCGCCGCGACGATCTTGTTGCCCGTGATCGTGACCGTCGCGTCCGCGTCGATCTCCACGTCGCCGCTCGTCGCGACCCGCACCTTCACGCCGTTGATCAGGACGTCGCCGTTCGCCTTCAGGTGCACATACGGGCGCTGCGCGGGGCCGCTGCCGCCCGTGTCCCCGCACCACCGCAGGACAACGTCGCCCTTCTCGAGCGTGTGCTCGCTCTGCCAGCGGCGATCCTTCGTCGCGAGTACCACCCGCTCGTCGCCGCGGCGGTGCATCACCACTTCGGCGCCGTCCTGTGGCCGGTAGAGGACCGAGGCAAGCCCCCAGAGCTCCGCGTTCGCCTCCTCGTAGCCGTTCGGGTCGTCGCTCTCGTCGTCCTCTGGCCCCGCCCCACGGATGCGGGCCTGCACGCTCGAGGCGCGCTGAAGGATCGTCGTCGACATCACGATCGCGAAGTCGAGAACGCCGTCGACAGCGTGGAGGAAGTGCGGTCGCAGCGGCATCGTGACCTACAGAGCCAGGCTGTTCAGAGGGATGAGTCGGAGCTCGGTGCGCGTGCCTGCGTCGCGCGATCGCGTGAACGTCCTGGACGTGATGTAGCGGCGATCGTCGAGGCCCGAGTGCTCGTGGATGACGTTCGCCACCGTGTCGATCGCGTAGAGGTACCGGCCCATGCCGTGATCTGGCGCGGTGACGGTGAGCACGTCTGCGCCCGCGAGTTCCTCCCGCATGATCCGCTTTGCGGCGCGCCGGGCCGCATCGACCGTCGTGCAGTCGGCGCGGTGCTCGACCTTTTCGCGACGAAACGGGACCGACGTGTCCTCTACGGTCGCGTGGATGCGGGAACGGCTGACGTCCGATCCGTGCGCGCGCCCGTAGACCGTCACCTTCGAGTACTGGCCCCCGCCGCTCTCGCGCCGCCCCATGTGAAGCACGTTCGTGGGGCTCTCCGCCGTGCTCCGCTTGCGCTGGATGAACGTGTAGAGCGGGTCGCTGCCGTAGTTCGGAGCCGCGACAACGAGCTCGCCGCGAGGGCTCATCCACATCATGCACCCGAGCCGCTGCGCGTGGCGCTCTAGGTAGCTCCACACCGACTCCCCCACGTGCGGCGAGGCCTCGGCGACGGTCTGGCGCTCTACGTCGCTCGGGGTCATCCCGCTCGAGCTGCGGGCCCGCGCTCGCGCGCTCGGCTCGACCCCGACGACATCCGCGACGGGCTTCTGCTCGCGCGCCGCGCGCCGGACGATCGCCTGCGTTGCGAAGGCCCTCGGGATGCCCTGGGCGACCGCTGCCTCGACGTCGAGGCGCTGCCCCGGAGTGAGCCCGGCCGCGCCCGTCCGCAGGTTGCGCGACGCGGTCTGATCGCTGATCACCGAGAGACCCCACGGCGCCACCGCGGCGCGCACGAGGTCGAAGAACGTCGCGTCGTCGCCGAGCTCGCGAAGGAGGTTCGGCGGCGCGTCCGAATCCGTGAGGTAGCCGGCCAGGTCGCGCCCGGAGACGTGGATCACCGACCCACGCTCCCGCGAGACGTCGATCTCCCGGTCGTCGATGCGGCCGGTGAGCTGCAGGGCGCGCCGGCGCGACCCTCCCGTCACGTCGGCGCCGATGTAGAGCTGGACCTCGGCGTACTTGGCGCAGAGTTCGCGGACGCGATCGAACTCCCGCGAGCTGCTCGCTCCTCGTCCCGCCGGCAACGAGATCGTGAGATCGAACCCGTCCGCGGGGACGAGGAGATCGCTCTCGACGCGATACTCCGTCCACGTGTCGATGCGCTGACCGCCCACCTCGATCGAGACGTAGTCGGAGCGCTGGCTCATCGCGACGGCACGATCAGGACGGTGCCCGCGGGCACGAAGAGGGGGTTCACGCCCGGGTTGCGGGCCATGAGTTCGACGACGCGCTGCTCGTCGCCGTAGAGGCGCGCGGCCACGTCGAGCAGGCTCACCGTGTCGAGGATTCTCTCCTCGACCTCGATGGCCACGGTGGCGAGCGCGCGGTCGCCGAGCTGCGTGATCGCGTCGAGGTAGAGGATCGCCGCGGTCATCGCCGATCCGGCGCTCGCGACCTGCATCTCCGGGAGGCTGAGCAGCGCGTCGACGCGGCCGCGGAGCGTGTCGACCGTCGTCGCGATCTGCTCGGCCGTGGCGGCCCCGTCGTTGATCGCGTCGGTCACGCGCGCTGCCTGGCTCGTCCAGAGGGTGCCGCCCTCGTAGTCCCTCTCGTCGGCCTTCAGCCCGACGCCCTTCTTGTCCATCGCCGTGACGACGTTCGGCTCGGTGACGCCGGCCTCCTCGAGCTCGGAGTCGAGGGCCTCGCCAGCGCTCTCGACGTTCGGCTGCGGATTCAGGACGCGGAACGCCGCGCCCTGATCGAGCTCGTCCTCGGTGACGGTGAAGCGGAAGATCACGCCGTCCCGCTTCATCGGGTCCATCTCCGACGAGTAGGGCCCGATGCTAACGTTCATCGTGCCGAGCTCGTGGTCCTGGTACTCGAGCGGCTCGGGCGGATCGTCGAGGAGCGAGCGGAGCGAATCGGCGAGGCTCGGGTAGTGGTCCGGGTTCACGCCCGCGAAGAGCGGGATCTCGAGCTCGAACGTGTACGGCTCGCGCCCCATCTCCTCGGCGATCTGGCCGTCTCGGCTCGGGTACTTGTACGGGACACGCGCCCGACCGCCGGTCACCTTGCGCGACGAGCACGGCAGATCATCGAGGTCGCCGAGCTTGATCGACGGCATCTCGTCGTCGAACACGCTCATGCGTCACCTCCTGTCGGCCGCGATGCGGCGCGAGCTCGTGCCCGCGGATGCGAGCGGAGCGCTCGGCGTCGACGGGGGCGTCGGCCCGGTCGGAGCGATGGCGCTCGCGAGCCTCCGCACCGTGTCGTCGCCGAGCTCCATCCGCGCACCGTCCTGGATGCGCATCAGGCTTTGCTTCTGGACCGCACCCGCACGATCGCCGACCGCGGCCACCGACGAGATCGCGTTTCCAACGTCCATGCCCTGCGCCCCAAAGAGCGCTCCGCCCCACCGCGTGATGCTCGCGCGCTGATCTCCAGAGAGCTGCGAGAGCTGCCCGGCGATCGCCGGCATTGCCATCTGCGTGACCCACGACGGCGCCCACCGACCGAGCGTGCTCTGCTCGCCGAGGTACTGATCCATCCCCGTCTGCGTGAGCGCCTCGTTGTAGGCGATCATGGTGTTCCCGGCCTTCGCCCGGCCAGGAAGCTGCCGAATGCCCTCGACCTCGCCCTGCACCGCCATCTGACGCGACTGGTACGCGGTCGTCGCGTGCACGCGCGCGAGGTCCTCCGCCCGGCGCCGGTCGGCGCTCTCCGCCGAGACCGACATCATCTCGGAGAAGGTCGGTCCGCTCACCTCGCCGCGCTGGGCGCGCGTGAGCGAGGTCATCGCGTCGCGAGCGCCGGCGGCGTGGAGCGCTGCGGCCACGCCAGAGCCACGCGAGGTGTTCTCGATCGTGCTCATGTCCTGGATGAGCTGCGCGTAATCTACCGTCCCGTCCGCTCGGAAAGCGGTGGTGCCGCCGACGAAGTGCGAGTCGCGTCCTCGGCCGACGCGGTGCCCGCCCATCGCCTCCTGGATGGACGAGCGCGCGCGCGGCGACTGCATCGCGGCGATGAGGCCGTGCATCTGCGTCGCCGCCTCGGCGTCGGTCTGCGCGCCCGGCCGGATCACGTTTGCGAGCGCCATGAACTGGCGAAGCGAGTCCTCGCCGCTCGTGCCGCTGCTCACCTGGAACTGGCCGAGCATCCCGCCGAAGTTCTGCGCGAACGACTCGGGCGTGATCGCGCCCTGAAGCCCGCCCTCGGCCATGATGCTGAAGGCGCGATCGGCGGTGGGAGCGGTCTCGCCGAGCTGCTGGTTCATCACGCCGACGAACTGCCCGAGCGTCTCCATGCTCGCGCCCGTTCGCTGCGCCTCGTCGGCGATCGCGCGGAGGTTCGCGCGCCCGTACTCGAACGCCGAGAACTGCTCCTGCATCCCCGAGAGCGTGTTGAGCAGTTCGGTCGGGCTCTGGCCGGATGCGAGCGCGACCTGGTTGATCTCGTTCGCGAGGTCCGCCATCTGCCGAGCGCGCTCTTCGGGCGAGACGCCCTGGAAGAACTCGCCGCTCGAGCGCGCGAGCTGCAGCTCGAAGTCCTGCGCGCTCGCGGTGCGCTGCCCCACGTCTTGGACGCCGGCACGCGCACCGATCGCGGCGGTGATCGTCTCGATCCGGGCGGTGATGGCGTCGAGCGTCGAGCTGACGCCCGCGATCACGGTCGCGACGGCCGCCACACTCCCGGCGGCGACGGCGCCGTCACGCATGCGCTGCGAGCGCTGCCGCTCCTGATCGGCGCGACGCTCGGCACGGATGCGCTGCTGGTGCAGGCGCATGCGCATCCGGAACACCTCGTTCGCGTTCCGCTGCTCCTCTCGAGCGGCCTGGGCATCGGCGCGGGCGGACTCTCGGGCCGCCTGCTGGGCCAGCCTCGTGCGCTGCTGGGCCTCGCGCCGAGCCATGCTCTCGCGGGCGCGGGCGGAGCGCTGGGCCTCTCGGGTCGCCTCCCGCTCGGACCGCACGAGCGCGTCGCGGGTCGCCCGCGAGGATCGCTGCTGCTCCTGCTGGGCACGCCGCGCGCCCTGCGTGATGCCGCGGACCGCGCGCGTGACCGACTCTTGCCCGACCGTGCGGATCCGGACGCGCAGAAGACGATCGGACACTGGTTCAGCCTCCGAGGCGCTTCAGGACGGCGACGAGCAGGCGCACGAGCGATGCGGGATCGAGGAGCCCGAGCTCGTTCGTCACCTCGCGCTCGTTCCTGGCGACCGACTCGACGAGATCGCGCACCTGATCGTCGGTGAGGTCGCGGAGGACCGAGTTGCGCTCCTGGTTCTCGAGGTAGAGGCGCCAGAGGCCGTCGATCTCGACCGAGCTGAGCTTCCGGACGTCGCTGTCGGCCGCGAAGACCGGCGCGCGCTCGCCCTTGTCGTCCGGCTCGCCGTGCAGGACAGCGTGCCAGATGATCTGACGCTGCACCTCGCGGTCGTAGTACTCGGGGTCGATGTCGACGTTCGCCTTGCGCTTGGCGATGTAGCGCTGGGCCTCGAGCTTCGCGTCGTCGATCTCCTGATCGGTGAGGAGGCGGACGAAGATCGGCGCATCGGTGCCCGGGTACTTCGCCGGGCGGGGCTTCAGCTGCTCGCGCGTGTGCGCGCTGATGGCGTCGAGGGCGGTGCTCATCGATGCAGCTCCATGTGGAAGAACAGCTGGTGGAAGGTCAGCTCGCGCTCCGGAGCGCCGAAGAAGCTCGAGGGCGAGCTGTGCGTCGGATGCAGGAAGCGGAGCACGAGCTCGTGCAGGCGGTCCGACGTCTCTCGCTCCCCGCTCGCGCACTGTCGAACCTCGCGCGCTTCGATGAGCAGCGCTGAACGCACCTCGCTGGGGTCCGCGCCGAACGCGCGTGCCTGCGCCGCCATCTGCGCTCGGAGGAGCTCGCTGCCATCGTCGGCCGAGAGCTGCCCGACACGCGATGGCGTGAAGAGCGGCCGCCGCTCACCGTCGAGGAAGGCCTCCGGATCGAGCGCCGAGCGCGCGATGATGAAGCGGCACCACATCCTGTCGAGGAGCCCGTCCGGCGGCGCGGCGCCGGGCAGCATCATCTCGATCACGTCACGGGCGACACGCCGGGCATCGTCACGCTCGAGCTCGGAGAGAGCCCGGACCGGGATCCGCAGCCCCGCGACGGTCGCGACCTCGATGCAGCGCGTGCCGGCGATGATGTCGGCGACGTCCACGCGTCAGGTCGACGTGCCGATCTTCTTGCCGAGGAGCTGAAGCATCTTCGTCGCCGAATCGCTCGGCGAGAAGGTGCGCTCGAGGTCGCCGTTCACCATCTGGTACGACTCGCGCACGCCCTCGCTCTCGATGCGGACGGTGAGGATCTTCCGCGTCGTGAGCGCGCTCGCCCAGGCGAACTCGGCGCCCGCCTTGGGCATCGCCTGCTCGATGGTCATCTCGGCCTCGATGGGTCCGGCCGCGAAGCCGGCGAGACCGAGGATGGTCGTGTAGACCTTCGACAGGTTGCCCGCGTCCTTGACGGTGATCTTCGTGCACTCGGCGAGCAGCCGGTTGTCCACGTAGATCTTCCCGCCCGACTCGTAGAACTTGAGGCCGGCCATCGTCGTCGTCTCCTCGCCGCATCACGCGGCGGTGGGGTGGTTCGTCAGCCGACCTGCTGGACGGTCGTGTCGAGCTGGTAGTTGCCCTCGATCACGTCGAGCGGGATCTTCGCGATCGCGCGCCCGGCCGGGCTCCCCGCGATCGTCACCGAGAGGTTCGGCAGGAGCGCGTCGACGTTGACGAGCAGCTCGTTCTCGACCTGCTTCTCGAGCTCGTAGATCCAGGTGCGGATCGACGAGGGCGTGGCGACGCCTGGGATCGGGTCCTCGCCGTCGAGCGGGTCAGGCGCGAGCTTCGGGTTGCGCAGCACGAAGCCGCTCCAGTTCGCTTGGAGGGTGTCCGCGAAGAAGTCGGGCACCGTGACCTTCGAGGTGTCGAGCACCGAGTAGTTCGGCGCCGTGGTGCTGTCCTGCGAGCGCGACGTGATGCTGCGCGCGAGCGAGCACGTGCCGTCCGCGAGCGGGACGACGGGCGAGAGGCCGTTGCTGAGCGCGCTCGCCGTCTCGCTGTTGAGCGGACGATCGGCGAGGACGGGCTGCGGTCGGAGGCCCGGGAGCGTCGTGCCGTGCTGCGCGCTCATCGGCGCGGCCGGGTCGATCCCTTCGAGGTACGCGCGGCGGGCCGCGACGCACGCGGCGATCTGGCCGGTCGTGTCGTAGCCGTTGTAGTGCCAGACGACCTGCACGCGCGGGGCGTTGATCGCCGTCGCGAGCGTGATGGCGTTGGCGAGCGTGTCGATCGTCGCGGCGACGACCTGCTGACGACGGCCCTCGAGCGGTGCGGCCTGCGCGTTCACGTGATCGCGCCAGCTCTGGATGAGCGTGCTCGTGTCGTGCGGGACCGCGATGAGGTGGAAGCGCGACGGCGCCATGTTGGCGAGCGCGGTCGTGAGCGTGTCGGCGCCGGCGCCGGACGTGAGCCGCCCGGAGACGTGCGTGATCGTCAGGCCCGTGACCGATCCGCTGCTGTTCGCGGTGATCTGGTTGCCGCGCGTGCCCTTGCTCTTGTGCTTGATCTGCACCGTCGCGGTGCTGAGCGTCGCGGTGACGGGCAGGTCCGGCAGGTCCAGGATCGCGTCGATGACGAGCTGCGCCGCAGCGGCCGCCGTCGTCGTGTTCGGGATCGCGACATCGAGCGTCGTGCCGGCGATCTCGAGCGTGACGGTGCCGTCCGCGCTCGCCGTGCCGCTGAACACGAGGTTCGAGCCCGCCTGCGTACCGCCGCTCGGGGGCGTGAGGGGCACGCCGTAGAGGTTGCACGCGGGATCGGCGGTGAGCGCCGCGCGGCACGAGAGGTGACCCTCGGAGCCCTGGCCGAAGATCGTGATCGCGTCGGCGTCGCTCGGGACGAGCACCGGCGTGTCGACCGTGCCGCTGCCGCCGAGCAGATGCCCGACGACGCAGACGAGACGCGGGGCATCACCGGCCGACGCGGGGCCCGCGCCGAAGATGATGTCGAGGAAGATCCCCGGGATCTTGTAGCCGCTCGGGATGGTCACGTGCGCTCCTCCTCGACGAGATCACCGCGCTGGACGCAGCGGACGTAGTAGGCGGTCGCCGGCACGCTCACGGGGCCATCGGCCTCGACGTAGCTGTGCCCGCCGTCGACGCGCGCGAAGATGTCCTCCGGCTTCGCGTCGGCCGGCGCGCGCTTGACGCCGATGTACTGCCCCGGGCGATGCGGGGAGAACGGCACGAGCAGCCCCGGAGAGGGGCGGACGAGCAGAGAGTCGGCCATGGAGGCACCTCAGGTGGCGGGGAGGATCTGTTCGACGAGCGGTTGCTCGGGCTCGCCGAGCAGCTCGTCGGTCGGCGCGGTCGCCGCATCGGGACGCTCGAGCCGCAGCTGCGCGTCGAGGTCCACGAGGTCTTGCAGCGCGGAGAGGTCGGGGACGTCGCGCGTCGTGAGCACCATCGTCCCGACGAAGGACGGCATGATGTCGCGCGCCGGATCGGGCTGCGTGTAGAGCACGCGACGCCCGCGGTCGGTGAGGTCGATGTCGATGAAGCCCGCGGCGCGCAGGATGAGCGCGTCGGCCGCGACGCTCGGATCGTGGCCAGCGGCGACGACGCGCGAGAGCTCGTGCCAGACGGCTTGCAGCGCGGGCCATCGCAGCTCCGCGCGCTGGTCCGTCGCGGTCGGCATCACGTACTCGAAGACGAACGTGACGCGCGAGTCGGAGTGCACCGTCGTGCGCTGCACCGGCGATTCCTCGCGCCGGTAGATCATCAGGATCGGGAGCATCTCCGCGGAGAGCTGCGCGCGCGGCATGGGCCAGCCCGCGACGCTCTTGATCATCACGTCCGGCGAGCCCGCGTCGAGCGGCACGTTCGCGATCACCGCGCCGTGGCACAGCGTGAGGAGCGCGCCGACCTGCGGGTCGATCAGCGCATCGAAGTCGGCCGGGTCGCTCACCGTCGCGAGATCCCGAACGAGTAGGTCGAGCCGCGCAGCCCACCGACGAGCGTCGGCGTGAGGCCGTCGATCTCCTGGGTGAAGCGCTTGCGGGCCTCGGAGTACTTGAACGCGAGCATCGACTCGGGGCCCGCAGTCGTGAGGCCCGCGTAGAGGAGCCACATCTCGGCGCCGAACTGCACCGCGCGCTTCAGCTCCGATGGCGTCGCGAGATCGCTCTCACGGATCGGAGGCGTGCGGCGCGCGAGCGCGGCGAGGATGTCGTCGAGCGCCTGCTGGCGCGGGCCCGAAGAGTCGGTGTTCGGAGACGCGAGCTTCGTCCCGCTTGTGAGCTGCCCGCGGAGGTAGTCGGCGAACTGCGCTTCGGTGCAGACCGTCTCGACGTCCATCGGACACCCCGTTACTGGAAGCCCGTTCGCTCGAGCGCTCGGTCGTGCGCGTCGCCCAGTTCGCCGAGCACGTCCTCGGCACGCGACTCGAGCGCGTGGTCGAGGAACGGCTGCGGCGCGTTGCCGGGGTGGTTCACGCGGCGCGCGAAGACCATCTGCCCGCCGACGGGGAACGCGAGCGCGCGGCCGTAGATGGGCCGGATGACGTGCGGCCGAGAGCCGTCGTGCACCGGTGATGCGTGCGGCGCATCGGCTTGCACGCCGCTCTCGAGCGTGCCCGACGCGAAGCTCCCCGTGGGCGGCGTCGCGCGGATGGAGTCGTGCAGCGCGCCCGTGCGGCGCGGTGCGATCAGCTTCGCCTCGCGCTCCACCATGTCGGCGGAGATGGCGAGCGAGCGGTGGAGCTCGTCGTCGAGCGCTGCGGTGAGCTCGCCGATGCCGGCCTCGAGATCGGAGGGGTCGATCTCGATCTCGGTCGGCATGGTCAGCTCCCGCGCTTGCTCTTCTTGCTCGGCGCCGGCGGGTCGAGCGAGAGCCCGCCCGGGTCGGCCGAGGGGCGCTGCGCCGCGTCGGCGGCGATGATCGCGTCGAGCTGCTCGATGCAGCTCGCGATGACCTTCGGGATCTCGACGTAGCCGTTGCCGCGCAGGTGCTCGGCCGACTTGCTCATCTCGATCCGCATCGCGCGTGCGATGTCGGCCGTGACGGTCGGCGCTTCGCGCACCATCGCGGCCACGCTCTCGGTGACGTCCGCCGCCGAGCGGCCCTGTGCCTCGGCCCAGCGCTCGATCTCCTCGGTGAGCGGCGCCATCGCGTCGAGCTCCTTGCGGCGCCACGGTGCGATCTCGAGCTTGGACCACTCCTCGTCGCTCACCTGCACGCGGGCGAGCTCCGGCACCGCGAAGTGCTTCGGGAGCGGCTCGGTCCAGGGCTCGAGGAAGAGCTTGTGACCGTACTCGGCCACGACGTAGCGGACCTGCCGGCCCGCGATGGGGTCGAGGCCGAGCCCGTCGCGCATGCGGACGGGACCGACGTCGCCGTTGAAGGTCTGATCGGCGTGCACGAGACGCCACACGCCGTGAAGGATCCCGTTCGAGTCGACCGGGAGATCGGAATACTTGATCACGAGATCCTCCACGGCGCGAGCGATGCGGGCGCGAGGCCCGCTTCGATCACGCGACGTTGACGCGACGCGCGCGGGCGAGCGCGAGATCGCTGCGGCAGCCCATGCCGCCGAACCACAGGACGCGCCGGCCGATCTTCGAGTTGCCCTCGATCTGGCCGATGTCCTTGATGCGGAAGCCGAGCACCGACACGCGGCGCGGGTCCGCGTTGACGTCGAACCGCGGGCCGCCGAACGCCGCCATGAAGACGCCGTCGTCGAAGCCGAAGTTCGCGAGGTAGATGCTCGTGAGGTTCGTGCCGCTCGACGTGCCCGTCTCCGTCGACGGGATGTTGTCGTTGCGGAGGATCGGGATGCCGTCGAACGTGGGGAACTCCATCCCCGCGAGCTCGACCTTGCCCGGGCCGGCCGCGTTCGTCGCGCGGACGAGCGCGTTGTACTTGCGGCGCGCGGCCGCGTTGAGCACGAAGGCCATGCGGCCGCCGCGCGCCTTCACGCTGTCGCGCAGCGTCTCGAGCATGCCGAAGCTGAGCGCGGCGCCGGTCGTGGGCGCCTCGTCGTAGACCTGCCCGGGGGCGACCTGGTTCTGCAGGCCGTCGAACTCGTTGCTCGACGTGAACTGCGCGAGGAACTGCGTGTCGGCCGCGAGGTCCGAGACGTCGAGCGTCACCGTCACCCACTTCGACGTGTCGCGCGAGTAGAGCGTGTAGCTCCCGTCCGCGGCGCACGCGACGTTGGCGCCGTAGTCCGTGTCGTCCGGCGCGCGGAACGCGAGGAAGGTGCCGGTGTGCGTGTACCGGAACGCCGCCCAACCACCGCGACCCGAGTCGCGCAGGAACGGCGAGTACGCGACGAGCGCGTCGATGTAGGGCGTGCCGCCCGGGAGCTGCGGGCTGATGCCCGAGATCGAGCCGCCCGTGATGCACTTGCCGGCGAGCGTGAGGCCCGCCTGCTTCATCTTCATCATCGTCTGCTGCTCGAGCGGATCGACGATGTCGGCCATGCCCTCCTGCGCGAAGTTCGGCACGGTGAGGTCCGCCGCGAACTCGCGGTTCGCGATGGTCACGCGCTCGGTCTTCGCGGTGCTCTCCGCGACCGCGCCGCCCGGGGCGATCGCCGCGAACGAGCCGAGGCTCAGCTCGCGCTCGAAGCTGTAGCTCTCCGCCGAGATCGGCTCGAACGGAAGGACCGCGAACATCTCGTCCACGGTCGCGATCTGCTTGATGACGCCGGTGAGATACGGCGCGCGCGAGCTGCGGAGCGCCTCGATGAGAGTGAGGGCCATGGTGGTTCGACTCCTTTCAGTCGGTCGAATCGATCGGTGTCGGCCCGCACCACGCGGTCGACGTTCAGCGGCGCGAGTCCGCGTCCATCTGCAGGAGCTCCGAGGTGGAGAGCTCGTGGAGCGGGCGCCCGCCGGTATCGAACCGGCCGCCCTGCCCCGAGGAACCGCTGCCGCCCTGAGCGGCGGCGGCGAAGTGCGTGTTCGCCTTCAGCCACTCCGCCGCAGCGGTGGCGAGGTCCTTCTGCGCGACGCCGCCGAGGCGGATCGCGGTGATCTTGTGCGCGTCGTCGGTGTCGATCTCGACCTCGGCGAGGAACGCGGGCGCGGCGTGCCGAAGCGACGCCGGCAGGGCCTTCGCGGTGATGAGCGCCTCGCTCACCTGCGAGCCGACGATGTGCGCGCGGAGCGACTTCTGCGCGGCGTCGGCGATCGCCTTGGCCTCGTCGCGTTCCTTCGCGAGCGCCACGCGATCGGCCTCGAGCTTCTCGGCGGCCTTCTGCGCGGCGATGCGCGCCTTCTCGTCGGCGCTCTTGCCCTTCAGCTCGAGCTCGTCGGCCTTGGCCTGGATCTCGGCGAGGGTCTTGTTCGTGGCCTCGAGCTTCGTCTTCAGATCTGCGCTCTCGGCCGACGCCTTCTTCAGGCGATCGGTGATCATCGCGTCTAGCTGCGCCTGCGTCAGCTCGAGCTTCTTCTCGGTGGTGCCGCCGCCGGTGCCGGTGCCTCCACCTCCGCCCCCGCCGTCCTTGTTCTCGTCCCAGAAGACGGATCGCTCGTGCGGGAGGCCGCCGAGGCCGATGAAGCAGATCGTGGAGACGAGCGAGCGAGCGCGAGCGTTCATGGCGCACCACCCCGGGGACTTCGGCGTCCGGGTACCGCCTCACCTCGCAGACCCGGGCGTTCACGCGTGCGAGTCCGCGTGCCGGTACGCGCCGCTCGTGAGCAACGCGGGTGCTCGCCGAAGCGAGCGTGATCGTCAGGCGCTCTTGAGCGCGATCAGCGACGAGCCGGCGCCGAAGTGGCGGTTCATCGCGAGCAGGAGCGCGGCCGCGAGCGCCTTCGAGGTCGCGAGGTCCGACGCGTCCGAGGTCGAGACGGTGAGCAGCGTGGCGACGCCCGCGCCGAGCACCGTGCGGTGCGACGCGACGAGCGCGATGTGCGCGTTGAAGTCGGCCTTCAGCTCGTTGAGGAGCGTGTTGCTCGAGGTCTGATCGGTCGCGGCCGCAGCGGTCGTGACGTTCGTCGCATCGGCCGCGACGTGCGCGCCCGTGTCGGCGATGTGCGCGTTGTACGCGGCCTTGAGCGCGTTCGCGATCACCTGCACCGCGGCGAGATCGGCCGTGCCCGTGTCGGGGACGACGGTCGTCGGCGCGTGGTGCGGGAGGAGCCCCTGCGCGGCGAGGGCCGCGTTCAGCTCGTTGAACGCCGCGAGGAGCGCGTCGTCGCGGAGATGCACCAGATCGATCGCGGTGCGGGTCGTGACCATGGTCGTGTCCTCGTCAGGCTGCGGGAGGTGCGGGGGGCTGCGGCGGCTTGTTGCCGGGCGGAGCGGGGGGTGCGGGCGGAGGCGCCGGGGGCGGCTGCTTCGCGGCCTCGTCGAGCTCGCGGCGGATCTTCGCCATCGTCTCGGCGGGTGCGTGCGGGAGCAGCTGCTCGATCGCGCGGTACTTCACCTCGACGGTCGCCGTCGGGCCGATGCCGAGCGAGACGGCGTCGGCGGCGGCCTTCAGGTCCGCGGCGAGATCGTCGATGCTGAAGTCGCTCGGAGCGACGACGTGCGCCTTCTTGAGGCGGTCCTCGGAGATGCCGAGCGCGGTGCCGACGATCTGGATCACGTCGGTCTCGCCGCGCGCGAACTCGGCGGCGAAGTCACCGATCGCGCGGTTCGTCTGCGCGAACTCGTAGGCCAGCGCGACGCCGCTCGCCGTCGATCCGCCGGTGGGCCGCGAGAACTCGACGCGCGCCATCCGGTAGATCTCTTTGACCGTCGATTCGACGCGCTTCTCCAGCGTGTCGGCGACCGTCGCGGGAGGCGCGAGGTAGTAGGGGACGTTCTTCTGCTCGGGGCCGCACTCGAGCCCGTTCGTGCTGCCGACCGAGACGTCTCCGGCCTGCCCCGGCATGCGCGGGAGCACGAGTATGGCGAAGACCTGCTGGCGGATGTGCTCGTCGAATTCCGAGGTGAGGTTGAACAAGCGCCGCGCGACGAGGCTCACCTGCGCGTGCATCGGCAGGCCGACCACGCACGAGGCTTTGCTCGGGACGCGCTTGTGCCGGAAGATCGCGAGCGGCACGCGCTTGAACGGATGCGTGAAGCTGCCGAGCGACTCGACGACCGGATCGCCCTTCTCGGGCGCGCGGATGACCCAGCGCTCGACGTGGTCCGGGTACCAGACCGAGATCTCCTCGACTTTGATCGGCGGCATGTTCCAGCCGGCGACGTCGACCGAGCACACGCGGGTCTTCGCCCAGAGCAGCTTGCCGCCGCGCTCGCTCCACTCGAGGATGTTCGCGGGCGAGAGCTGGTGGACGAGGAAGCGATCGGCGCCGATGTCCCTCGCCTGCGCGGCGGAGAGGCCCGGCGGAGCCACCGGACGGTCGATGAGGAGCGGCGTCCAGCCGAGCACCGCGGCGTTCGTGGCGAGCTGCGGGCGAAGGTCGTCGTAGCTCGTGCCCTCGCCGTCGATGTCGGCGCGCCACGCCTCGATCTCGGCCGGCTCCTCCACGCGCGTGAAGGGCTTGCGGAGCATGTAGCTGACCTTGAGGTCGGTCAGCGGCTCGACGTAGTTCAGGTAGTGGGCGAGGTCCCGGCGCGCGTCGTACTTCGGCTGATCCTCGCGGTGGAACCGGTCGAGGTAGCTGCCGTTCGAGAGGCTCGCACGCGAAGCATCGGCGAGCACCGAAGAGCTGCTCGCGTACTGCTCGGCGGCCGCGCCCCAGTAGCCGCTCTCAGGCTGACGGACCTTGCCCTGGAAGCCGCCCCCGCCCGTGTACGCGTCGGCCAGGAACGCCAGCCACTCGCACTCGCGCCGGTACTCCGGCCGCTCGCGCCGGAGCTGGTCGATGAGCGAGTCGGCCATCGAGCACCACCGGGGATAGGGGCGGCCCCGCCGGGGGTGAGCCGACGGGGCCTGAGGGTGCAGCGCTGTGGGTCAGCGTTTTCGACGCAGCGCCCGAGTCTCAACCCACGAACGCCTGGCCCTCATCGAGCAGCCAACGTCGCCGGGTCATCATCGGGTGCTCGTCGAGCGTGATGTGGTGATGCCCGATTTCGACCCCCCTGCCCAGGGGTGCTCACAGCCCATGTTCGCTCACTTCGGCTAACGTCGGTTCGGTCGGTCGAGCAGAAATGCCCGATTCCCGCTCCTGTGCCTCTCTCTCGCGCGCGCGAACGGATCGGCCGCCACCCCCCTACCTTGGCGACGGTCGGCCGGTCCTGGGCTGTCCTCGCCCCGCTCCGGTGATTGCCTGTCTCGGCAATCGGGCTGTCACGCGGCCGCCCCGCGCCTCCGGGTCTGGCGCGTCACCCACGCGAGCAGCTCTTCGCGCTTGGCGACGACCCGCCCGAGCTGCTCGTGGACGGGCAGCGGATCCTCGGGCCGCTCCGAGTAGCGCTTGCACGCCGCCTCGCTGCGGCCGACCACGAGCGAGATCTGGCTCCACGTCTCGATGTCCCAGCCTGCCGCCATGAGATCCTCCTGCGGCGCGATCGCCGCCGCCCTTCGCACCCGCTTCTCGACGAGACCCTTGCGCTCGAGCGCGGCCCGCATCGCTGCCCGGCCGCGCTGGATGACCTGCCCCACCAGCTCGCGCGTCGCGTAGCGATCGTTCGCCACGAGCCGCTCGGCCCAGCCCGTCGCGTCGCTCTCCTCGGCGCTCACCGATCGCAGGATCGCGGAGGCCTCGGCGCGCGTGAGCCTGAGGATGTGCGTGCCGCTCCGGATGAGCACGTCCTCGGTGAAGGCGAGCGCGAAGAGCCGATCGACCTCGATGAACTCGTCGCGCCCGTGCGTGGTCCGGACCGCGCCCTCGCTGCGGCTCTCCTGCTCGGCCTTCCAGCCGCTCCGGATCGGCGTGTGGTCGATGCGCACGCGCCGCCACATCGCGAGCGCTGCGTCGAGCGACCGCCAGCGCGGAGCATCCTCGCGGCCGGTGAGCACCGCGTAGGCTCGCGATGCGATCCGCTCGATGCGCGCGTCGACGGTGCTCGTGCCGCCCAGCTCGGCGACGGGGCGCGCCGGCCCGGGAGCGAACGGCTGCTCGAGGGCTGGTGCGGCCGGTGACGCCGCGCGATCGAGCTCGTCCATGCGGCGCCGGCAGAGCTTGCAGCGCACGAGGCCCGGATCCTCGGTGACGTCCTGCGTCTGGATGCCGCAGAGCCCGAACGCGATGTCGAGGCCCTCGCCGTCGTAGCGCTCACGGCGCAGGTGCAGGCGGGTGCGGCTCATCGATCGCCGCCCGCCTCGTCGTGTTCGGTGACGATCCGCTGCTCGAGCCACCGCACGCCGAGCACGCCCCCGATCACGAGCCCCCAGCCGAGCCCCGCGATCACGCCCTCCCACCACACCCAATCGACCATGATCGTCATCGCCTCTCGCCTCCTCGCGCCTGTCCCTCGAGCTCCCGGACCCGCTGCTCAGCCGCGTCACGCAGCGGGCCGGTGATGTGCTTGCGTTCGAGCTCGGCGAGGCCCTTGCGCGCTCGGTCGAGCTCCACGTTCGGATGCACGCGCGCCGTCACGATGCGCTTCGGAGCGAACGCCTCCGCCGAGCAGTGCCACCCGCCGCAGCGGCCGCACTCGTAGACGCGCTGACCGAACTTGCGCGCGCGTCGCTCGGCCTCGTGCTCGGTCGCGAAGCGCGCTTTCGAGCGGCAGCTGAACCATCCCTGCTGGTGCATCAGAGCCCCCGGATGTGGATGGCGCGAGGAGCGCTCTGCCCGCGTGCGATGCTGAGCCCGAGCGCGTCGCCACGATCCGGCGAGCGCTTCAGCCGCTTCTTCACGGCGTCCTTCGATTCGACGAGCGTGCGGCCCTCCGCGTCGAAGCCGTACGTGGGCGCGAGCAGCTCTTCGTCGCGCTTCGGATCGGGCGGGAGCGCGGCGCCCTCGGCGAGCCACTCACGAATCGACCACCACATCTCGTCGCGGTAGCGGTGGTGCTTGTCGCGCTCGTTCGCATTCACGCTCGAGTCGGCCGCGCACACCTCGACGAGGTCACGGTGCCGAGCGAGCTGATCGAACACGCCGGCGCCGAGTCCGCTCACATCGACGTTGACGAGCGGGAGCTCCCAGCTCGTGCGCTCCATGCGCCGCAGCTCGCGCGCCATCGTCAGCACGCGCCCAGTGAGGTCCACGGTGTCGATGCCGTGCACCACGACGTTCGGGCCCGCGACCAGACCGCGGCGCGGCTGCGCGACCGAGTCGTCATCGCCGAAGCGCGCGACGTCGACGCCAATCGTCAAGCGTCCAGGCGCCTCGCGCCAGAGCTGCTCGCTCCATCGCTTCACCGCCGCCTCTAGCGGTCCGACGTGCACGACGGAGTTGCTGCTCTGCGTCGCGTGCTGGCCGTCGACGCGGATCTGCACTTCGGCGCTGCCCTCGCCGTACTCGCGGATGATCTTGTCGACCGCGGAGCGCTCGGCGAGGCCCGGGATCACCTTGCGGCCCTCGACGTAGTTCGGCGTCTCGCGCGAGCTCATCCGAATCGTGTAGGCCTCGCTCTTCGACGTCGTGAAGTAGCCGTAATGCCAGCCCGTCGTGCGCGTCGGGTTGCCTCCCGCGACGGCGTGGGCGCCACCGAGCAGGTTGCCGCGGATGGCCTTCCACAGGTCGTCGTCGAAGCCGCTCGCCTCGTCGACGATCACGAGCAGCTCGTCGCCCGAGTAGCCGGCCATGCGCTCCTTGTCGCGCGCGGTCAGGCCGACGATCATCCGGCCATCGGCGAGGATGAGACCGCGGCTCGGATCGCGGTTCAGGTGACCTCCGATGCGGTCGAGGATCCCCGTGCTCGCGCACACGTCGCTCAGCTCGGCCCAGAGCTGCAGCTTCACCTGATCGGCGTTGCCGCTCGTGAGCAGCACCTTCCCGCGCACGCGCGTCGCCATCCACCAGAGCGGCAAGATCCCGCCGAACGCGCGCGTCTTGCCCGTCTTCTGGCCGCTCGCGACCATCACGAGCTGGTGCTGATCGACCGCGGTGAGTAGCTCCTCCTGGCGCCACCAGAGCCGCTGCGCGAGCTCGTGCCGCGCGAAGCCGACGGGGTCGTGCAGGTACTTCGCGAACGGCGCCACGTTGCGCTTGGCCGCGTCGCGACGGAGCAGCTCGTCGCGGAGCATGCGCTGCGCGTCATCGGGCGGGAGCGCGTCGAGCGCGTCGAGCGGGCCGACGAGCGCGCGCTCAACCATCGCTCGGCTCCTCGTCGTCGCTCGACGTCTCGGCCGGCAGCTCCTCAAGCTTCGCCTGATCACTCACGCGCCGTTCGAGGTCGCGCAGCTTCGCCCAGAGCTCCTCGTCGGTGCTGCCCGCGAGTAGGCCGAGGTCGATCCGCTTCGGCGCGTCGAATCCGACCTTGCTCAGCGCCTCGACGATCGCGCGCACCGCGACCGCCTGGTTGCGTGACGCGGCGAGCTCGAGCAGTCGCCCAGTGAGCCACCGCGTGGACGCCTGCAGGTCGGCGCGGCCGTCCATGATCGCCGTCTGCCGCGCCGCCTCGATGCGAGCCCGCACCTCCGGCTCGTGGATGATCCTCGAGACGGTCTCGCGCGCGAGATCGAGCTCCTTCGCGATCACGCCGACGGGAGTGCCGAGCACCGCGAGGGCGACGACCTTGTCGCGACGGATCTCGACTGAGACGGGCCGCGCGCGGTGACCCTTTGTGGATCCGGGTGAGCGCTTGCCACGCTTCGGACGACGTCCGCTGCCGTCGCCGTTAGACCCACCCGCGACTACCTCGTCAGCCATGGATCACCTCGCTGCGTGGCACACCCTCTGGCACACCACGTGATGGCACAACCCAACTACGGCTCCCGGTCTCGCACCGAGGCATCACGGTTGGCGACCACCTGCCCGCGACGATGCTGGTGAGGGGGCCGCTGCATGCCTCGAGCTTGATCAATCTTTCATGCTCGGGAACCGGGAACCGATCGGCCTGATCGTGCTCGGTGATCGGTTCCCGATTCGGATGGTTCCCCCCTACGGGGGGAGGGAACCTCCGGAACCGGTGAACCGGCGCGGTTCCCGGAACCGGTCTGGAACCGATCGGGAACCGGTCGGAACCGATCTCAAAAATCGAGACCATCCACCCCCTCCTCTCCACCCCTGTCGGGCATGTCGGCATCTGTGTGCGGAGGCTCGTCCTGGGTCGGCTGGCTGGGCGCCTGTCCGGCCGCTCCGACGAGTGTCGGGAGCTGCTCGATGGCGCGAGCTGTGCCACTCGCGATCCGGTAGCTGCCGCCCTTGTCCTTCGCGATCCGGCCGTCTGCGAGGAGCGTCGAGATGGCCCGTACGACCACCCGCTTCTGCTCCTTCACGAGGGCGCCGAGGTCCTCGCGGGTCTTCACCTGGCCCTTCACGAGGGAGAGGGAGTGGAGCAGGCGCTCGGCGCAGGCCTTGGCGCGTCGGTCGAACTCCGCCGCCTCCTGCCGCTCCTTCTCCGCGCGGATGCTCCTGGCGTTCGCTGCCTCGACCTCGAGCTGCTCTTCGGTCTCGAAGGTGCAGCGGTCGGTGCGGCGCAGCTTGAAGCTCACGTCGTTGGGGCCGAGGCGGTTCTTCAGGATGGTGATCTCGACGAGGGTCGAGGGCTGCCCGTCCTCGCCCTTGATGCCCACGACCGACATCGCGACGTCGGCGCCGTACTCGATGTCGCTCGACTCCTTGAAGCTCGAGAGGTCCGCCTTCTGCCCGGTCTTGTAGCCATCGCGGTTGAGCTCCGAGATGACGATGACGCACGCGCGCTCGCGGTTCTTGATCCGCTTGAGCGCCTTCACCCGGTCGTTGATGAGCTGCCGCGTGCTCTTCTCGCGCTCACCGTTCGCATCGCACGTGAACGGCGCCGTCTGAAGCGAGTCGATCACGAGCACGAGCCGGAGGTTCTGCGCGCGCGCTTCTGCGCCGGCCCACGCGGCGACTTCCTCGACGGTGACGTTGTCGCTGTCGGGATCGAAGAGAACGAGGTTCGGGATCTGCGCCATGTGGTCGGCGACGAACGACCAGCTCGGCACGCTGTTGGCGAGGTCCTCGTCGTCGAGGGATCGGCGCGCCATGCCCGCCATCTGCCCGATGCGCGAGAGCAGGCCGTCGCGCGGCTCGTCGCCAGCGATGAACACGCAGAGCGCGCGCGGCGATGAGGCCATGGCGATCGCGTGCACCATCGAGAGCACGTAGGAGGTCTTGCGCGCGCCCGGAGCGCCGCCGATGGTGATGAAGCGGCCCGTCTGCAGTCCGCCGCCCGTGAAGCGGTCGAGCGGCGCGCACTGCGTCGGGATGCGCAGGTGCTTGCCGGGCTGCGCTTGGCAGATCGCCCGGATGTCCGGCGGCGTGATCTTGCGCTCGGTCTTGCCGGGCGCCTTCGTGGGCTCCTTGAGCGCCTGGACGCGCTGGGCGACCTCTTCGAGATCGACGCCCTCGTTGTCGCCCGCGGCCGCGACGAGCCCGGCGAGGACCCGCAGCGAGCGGCGACGGTAGTTCGCCACGATGGAGTCGCGGAGCGCGAGCGCGCTGTCCGTCGTGCGGTACTCGCCCGCGATCTCGGTGAGCCTGCCGAAGATCTTCGCGTCGCGCCCGAAGTGCTCGTAGAGGCTCGAGATGCTCACGTCGACGCCGGTGCCGCGCATCTCGATGGCCGTCTCGAGCACGGTCCGGATGAAGCCGTCCTCGATGGCGTGCGGGGGCGGCGCGAAGTTCAGCTCCTTGGCCCCGAGCGTGAGCACGCCCGCGAGGTAGCGGACCTCGAGCTCGTGGGCGTTCGGGCCCTGTCGACGGTTGTCGTGGCTCGCCATCACGGTTCCTGGCCCCTGCGCACACGGCGCATGCTCGAGACGTCGCGGGCCCGAGACAGCGCGCGGAGCAGCGTCTCGAGCTCAGCGATCGGCACGTGCGAGACGTGGCCGACCGCGACGATGCGCACGGTCTCGACGTCGGTGCCGTCGGGGCGCTCGTCGAGGTGCAGGACGATGCGGACGGGCCCGGCCGTGCCGCAGTCGACGGTGCTCTCCACGCGGCTGCGCGGGCCCTTCTGGCCGTCGAGACGGAGCTGCTCGGTCATCGAGGCGCCCTCCCCGCTCCCGTGATCGCCACGGCGACCGCGTCCGACTCGGCCTCGACCTCGGGCTGCGTCGTGGCCTTGGAGCGCCACCCGGTGCGCGCGGCGACGGCATCGGCGACCCGATCCTTCTCGGCATCGGCCACGCCGCAGAGCGTGCGCTTCACGTCGCCCGCGGTGACGCCGAGGGGGCGGATGCCGCGCGCGTAGCAGACGATTCGCGTGACGGAGAAGGCGAACGAGAGCGCCTTCATCGCGGCGCTCGACTTCGAGCCTCCGGGCGCCTCGTGGACGATCTGCACCGACCCGCGCGTGACGGCGCCGTCGATCACGCGGAACAGCTCGCGCGCGATCCGCTCGACACGCTCGGCATCGTCCTCGAACACGTAGCCGCGAAGGTCGGCGGTCTTCTTCGTGATGACGCAGCCCGCATCGAGCACGCGAGGGCGGGGAGCGGTCACGTCGAGCACGGCCCAGCCGTAGGCGGCGAGCGACGGGTCGAGGCCGATCACGATCGCCGGCGCCGAACGCGCGGCGCGCAGGGAGGTGGTCGGCGCTGAGCCGAGGTCCGGCAGCATCAGGCGACCCTCCGGCGCTGCGGGTACGCGGCCATGATCTTCGCCGCGACCGCGAAGTCCTGGCGTGTGAGCCGCTCGACGCGGAGCGGCTCGAGCCCGGCCTCGTCATAGACGACGCGCACGGTGCCGCCGCCCGCGAGCAGCTCTTCGCGCGTGCCGGTCGCGATGGCGATGGGTCGGCCCGCGGCGAGCGCCTCGTCCTCCCAGCGGGTGCGCGGAGCGGTCTTGCTCACGCGCCGCTCCCTTCGCGCATCCGCAGCGCGATGATCTGGCCCTTGCCGTCGTGGAGCGCGCGGACGATCTCGTCGATCTCGCGCACGGGGATCGTGATGCTCTTCTCGAGGTGCGGCTTCGCCCCGAGCTGCGGCACGTAGAACGCGAGGACGACGCCACGGCGCTCTACGTCGAGCTCGACGCGCAGCTCTCCGGGCGAGCGCGGGAACGATGCGATGGCCGTCCTCATGGCGCCTCGAGCCAGGTGACGACGATCTTCGCGGCCTCTTCGAGCCGGATCCCCTTGGCGCGCGCGACGCGGTGCACGCGCTCGATGACGGCGCGCTCGAGGCGCGACTCGTCGGCGCGCACGAGCTGACCGGGGCGCCACGAGGGCGGCGGGGGCGGGAGTGGCTCGAGGCCGTCGATGGGCTTGCTCACGACGGCACGCTCACGATCAGCGCGAGCCCGGCCGGGACGCGGATGGAGGTGACGCGGTAGCCGAGGGCGATGAGGGCCGCTTCGGGCGACTGCACATCGGTGCCGGCGGGAGGGAGCGACTCCGAGAGCGCGGCGCTCGTCTTCGGCTCGTAGGCCTTCTTGATCGTCGAGGCGACGACCTCCTTGTGAAGACGCTCGACAGCGCTCGGATCGACGCCGAGGATCTTCGCCGCCGCCTTCTCGCGCTTCGCGGTGAGCCCCCGCTCGATCTGCTCCGAGGCCTTCGCGGCGGCGAACGACTTGAGCCCGCCCTGCTCGATCGCGCGCGAGACCGCCTCGGACTCGCTCACGCCCGCGGAGGTGAGCTTGTAGATGCGCTTGCGCAGCACCTTGTCGCCGATGCCGAGCTGCTTCGTCCAGCCGAAGAGCGACTGGGTCTTGCCTGCGTGGGTGAAGAGCTTCGGCGGCCTCGACATGCTGGTCTCCTTCGTGATCGGTGCGGGAACGGGGCCGACGCGCTTCGCTCGCACGGGCGCGTCGAGGTTGATCGGCTTCGCTTCGGGCTTGCCCGGCGGCTGAGCGACGCTCGGCGCCGCGGTCGTGATCGGCGCGCCGTTGGGCCACGACGAGGGCTCGAGCCCCGACGCGTGCTTCTCGCCGACGACGCAGGTGCGGCACGTCTCGTCGCGCACGACGAGCTTGTTGCCCTTGCTCGCGATCTTCGCTTCGAGGTGCCGCATGCCGCACGCGCGGCGCGTCAGCCGCGTGCCGAGCGGGACGCACGCGAAGAGGACGGGGAGCGAGCGCGTCACCGCGACCTCGACGCGAGCGAGCGCGGGAGCGTCGGCTGATCGAGGCGCTCCCAGAGGTGCAGCGCCTCGGTGATGTTCACGTACTCGCGCTTGGGCGGGAGGATCTGGACGACGAGCCGATCGCCGTGCACGACGCCCTTCACCATCGAGAGATCGGCCCAGCTCGGGAGCACGATGCGCCCGCGCTCGCGACGGCTCACCGACGTGTGCAGCCAGACGCCCTCGTCGCCGCAGTCGTCGACGGAGACGATCACGCGCAGCTGCCCGACCTCCCAGCCGCGCAGCGACGGCGCCGGCATCGGGACCGGAACCCACGCGGACGGGATCGCGTCGACCATGTCGCGCACGGTCGGGATGGACACGAGCGCGCTCACCGCCGCACCCGCGCGGGCGGCGTGTAGTAGGACTCGGCGACGACCTCGGCCTCGTCGTTCGCGCGCGGTACGCGGCGGGCCACGACCTCGACGGCGATGGGGTACTCCTGCCCGGCGCGCCCGTTCTCGGAGAAGCTGAGCCGCTTCGGGGTGAGGAGCTGCCGCGTCTTCCGCATCCAGCGCCAGTGCTCCCAGCGCCCGCCGCTCACGGTGCCATCGAGCGAGATGATCCCGAGGACGCGCGGCGCAAGCTCGAGCCCGCGCCGAAGGAAGCGGACCTCGTAGTCCTGCTCCCACGCGGGATTGCTCAGCACGACGTCGAACTCCGCGTCGCCGCCGATCTTCGCGAGCAGCTCCGGATCGAACGCGTCGGCGATCACCACACGCGCGCGCGCACCGAGGCGCTCGAGCAGCGGCCGGCGGAAGTGCGGATCGATCTCGACGGCGGTGACGCTCGCGCCGACGCCGAGGCACGCGAGGGAGAGGTTGCCCTTCCCCGCGCCGAGATCCAGGACGCGCGTGCCGGCGCCGATCCCGCCCCACCGCACGACGTGCGCGGCGTAGTCGAGGTCGGTCACCCACTGCGACACGTCGCCGCCCGGCGTGTGCACCTCGTGCCTCCTCGCGACACCGCGGACGATCCGCGGCTTGCTCGTGGTCGTGCTCGTCATGCTCGGATCGCTCCCATCTGCTGGCGCTCGTGCGCCGCTTGGACTTCTCGCTGCTGTGCTGCGCGCTGCCGCTCGGCGCGGAGGGTCAGCAGAAACAGCACGCGCTCGGGCGCATCGAAGAAGACGCCGACGAGCAGCACGGCCGCGTCGTCGGCGGAGATGCGCTCCCAGGGCCGCAGCACCGGGTCACGCCACGTGACGACCGATGCGGCGACGCGCTGACGGCGCGCGATCTGCGCGTCGAAGAGGAAGCGCTCGAAGGGCGGCAGGTACGCGCGCGCGATCGAGCCGAGGTGCTGCGCGTTCAGCTGCTCGAGCACCGCCGCGAGCCGCTTGCCGCGGTCGAGCCACGTCGAGGCCATGCACGCATCGCACGTGCAGTCGGGGCCGCAGCTGCTCACGGATCCTCCGACGCGTGGCGGGCCGCGAGGGAGACGAGCGCGCCGACCGCGATCACCTCGTCGAGCGCGTCGAAGAGGCGACGCGTGTCGTCGCTCATCACGAGCGAGTCGGGCGTGAACGCGCGCACGCCGCTCGGCTTGCCGTCGTCGCCGGTGACGCCGACCGGCTCGGGGCCGATGTTGCATGACGCGATCGGCGTGCGACGACCGACGCTCGTGATGCGCGTCTCGTCGTCGATCTCTTCGGCCACCGCGCTCACCGCCGCCCCAGCTTCACGACGGGCGCGCCGCGCTCACGGATCGCGCGCTCGCGATGGCCGATGACCTCCTCGAGCTTTCGCGCGAGGGCCCGGAGCGCCTTGAGGTCGGCCGTCGCTTCCTCGGGCGACACCCAGCCGTCCTGCTCGCTCTGGGCGCAGAGCGTGAGCACGTGGCCGACGTGCGCGATGATGTCGCCCATCGTCGATTCCTCGGTGGCGACCGGGGCGAGGCGGAGCGCGTGGGCCGCCGCGCGCTCGGCGAGGTAGGCGAGCTCGACGGCGGGCGGGAGCAGTTCGAGCCACGCGGCGCGCGCGTGCTTGGCCGACGTGAGCACGTCGTAGAGGTCGTTGCCCTTCAGCCCGAGCGCGCGCTCAACGGTGACGAGCTTGGTCGAGCCGATCCAGCTGCGGAGACGCTCTCCGAAGCCCTGCTCGACCTCCTTGCGTCGCGCTTCGGCACTGAGCGCCTGCGCGGGTAGCGATGCTTCCGTCATGACCCCTCCCGTCCGCCCTTGCGCGGATCCAGCTTCTCGATCGTGGAATCCAGGACACCCAGCTCGATGCGGAGCGAGCGCGTCACGGGCGCGAGCACGAGGCCCAGCACGCACGCGAGCAGCGCGAGGGCGAAGAGCGCGTCCATCTCAGCGCCCTCCGCGACGGGAGAAGAGGTTCCGCGCGCCGGGACCGCACGCGACCATCACGGGATGACCGCCGCGCGCGCGCATCAGCCGGAAGTCGGCCGCGCTGCCCCAGTCGTCGGCCTCGCAGACGAGCGGCGAGGAGACGACCTCACGCGCGTGAGCGACGAGGGCGAGGCACGCATCGCGGCGTGGCTGCTCGCCACCGACTCGCGCGCGATCCCACGGCAGATGGAGGCTCGGCGGCGCGCCGCAGTCGAGCTCGAGCTCCATGGCCCACTGGTTGATCGCGCGGTCGGTGCCGGCGAAGGCGCGGCGCGAGTAGGCGCGGGCGAACGCGTCGATGCTCATCTCCTCGCGCTCGGCGCCGCGCACCCAGACCGCCCAGATCCCATCGAGGTCGGCGGGCGAGTCGAGGCCGGCTTCGTGCGCGCCGATGCGGACGAGATCGCGGAGCGTGTCGTCGGGGACCTGCAGCTCGTCGCGTTCCTGGCCGCGCGCGAGGGTCGCGAGCACGGCCGGCACGACCGCGCATGCGAGCGCGAGGATCAGCGCGACGATCGAGGCGCGACGCATCTACGCGTCCTCCCCATCGTCGAGGGCGAGCTCGAGCTCTGCCGCCGCGTCGATGAGCCCACCCGCGTAGTCCGCGCCGTCGTGCTCGATGCCGTGCACGGTCCGGTGCGCGGCTGCCTCGTCGAGCCAGCGGCGCGAGAGGTCGTAGAGGGCGTCCTCGCGCTTCTGCATGCGCTCGACGCGCTTGCCGCGGATCGCGTGGAGGTCGCGCTGCATGGCGAGCGCGAGGGAGAGAGCGGCCACGACCGCGGCGAGCGCGGTCACGATGAGCCAGGGGAACATTCAGGCGGCTTCCTTCTCGAGCAGAGCGATCAGGCGGGCGCGCTCGTAAGCGCTCGGAGCGGCGCGCCCGGTGGACCAGAGGGAGAACCGGACAGCGCGAACCCCGAGGCGGCGCCGAAGTTGGCCGAGCCGTCGCCCTGGCTTCGCTTGCCGCCACGAGAGCAAGAGATCGCGCAGCTCCGACGCCTCGCGCGTGAGCGGGCCGTGCACGCGACCAAGCTCCACGCGACGCCCGGGGCATCCCCACCCGAGTTGCTCGTGCCGGCGCACGTGGCATCCGTGGCAGAGCCAGATCACGTCGAGCGGCTTCGAGTAGTCGTCGTGGTGCGCGAGCGGCCGGAACACGCGGCAGACGGAGCACTTCGCCGGGCGCTCGAGCTGCCCCCGACGGATGGCCTTCCTCACCTCGCGGTGAGCCTTCAGGGCGACGGCGTCCATCTACGCCGCCCGCTTCGAGCGCAGCGGCGAAGCGCCCTCGGCGGCACCGAGCCACCCGATGGAGGTGTCGAGCGAGCGCGCGAGCGCCGTCAACGAGCTGAGCGTCGGATCGAGCCCGCCCGTCTCGTACTTGGAGATGGTGCCGCTGGCCATCTCGGCCTTGCGGGCGAGGGCCTCCTGCGAGAGACCGCGGTGCCTGCGCACCGCAGCGAGACGTGCTCCGAAACCGTCGAGAGTTGCCATGGCTCTCGGAAGCTAGACGTATACGTCCAGCGCGTCAAGGGGCGCTCGACATGACGTATGCGTCCATTGTTGGCGCCCGCTTTTCGTGGGGTGATCCGTCGATGGCGGATGACCTCTACGTCGGGAAGGCGTTCGGGAAGAAGCTCGCGGACGCACGCAAACGGAAGGGCCTCACTCAGCAGGCCGCAGCCGAGAAGATCGGCATCGCGAGCGGCACGCTGTCGAAGTACGAGACGGGCGATCTCGGGATGGGCGTCGAGATCCTTGGCAAGCTCGCCGACCTCTACGAGGTGAGCACGGATTCGCTGCTCGGCCGCAGCATGGGTGGCGAGCGCCAGCTCTTCGATCTGGACGCCGTTTCTCCGCGCGTGCTCGCGTTCGCATGGCGGGCGGTCGAGAGCGGCGATCTCCCCCGCGCGCAGCTCGGCGCCTTCGTCACGACCACGAACTCGCTTCGCGGCGAGAGCGCCTCGGATCGTGAGATGTGGAAGAGTCTCGAGGATTTCCTGGGCCGGTCCGAGGCGAAGGGCGAGGTCCGCGCCCCGCGCTCCGACGGCCCGAAGCTCGTCGGGCGTCAGTAACAACCGCGGGCGCGCGTCGTCCCGGCATGGATGAAGAGTTGGAGGGGCTCGCCGCGTGGGCACACGGCGAGATTGGTGGCGCTGGGCCGATCGACGCGTTCGATCTTCTCGACGCGCTCGACGTGCCGCTCGTCTACGAGCCGGGGAGCGGCGGCCGTCGCGCGGGCGGGAGGATCTACGTCGGGACGAACGTGGGCCGGCGCCTTCACAGCGTGATCGCGCACGAATGCGCCCACGAAATGCTCGCGCGCTTCGGCCCAGCAAACACCGAGCGGAACGCGCGCAGGCTCGCGGCGATGCTGCTCGTGCCGCGCCGCGTGCTCGATCGGCAGCTGCGCGCGGGCTGGGACCTGCACGGGCTGATGGCGTTCCACGTGAACGCGTCGGCGGAGCTGCTCGCCCGTCGCATCACGGAGATCCGGGCTGCCCGCCTCGCCATCTACGACGCGGGGCGGCTTCGCTACCGCATCGGGGGGCCGCTGCGAGAGGAGCGCGCGCTCGTCGACGAAGCGCTCGCCACCGAGCGGCCGGTCCGCGTCGACGATCTCACTGGGGCGTGGCCGATGTTGTCGGGGCACTGGCGCCGGGTGCTGGTGCTGGGCGCGGCCTGAACGACGGGCACCACTCTGGCGGCCCGAGGTGCCTGTCGAGGGCGATGGCTTCGGTCACGCGCGCGACGTCGCAGCACGCGGCAGCTCCCTCTCGAATGTCGAGCGTGCGCGGCGTCGCGGGGCAGCTGACGAGCTCGCGCACGGCATCGGTTCCGAGCGTCCCTAGGTACCACCCTTCGCCGTCGCACCCGAACTCCCATTCTTCGCGCGTGCCGACGCGATCGAGCCATTCCCACGCGACCTCATCGCGCCGCGGACGGTCGCGCGCGTGGGCTTCTGCGAGCGCCGCGCGGTGCTCGAGGTCGCAGATCTCGCGCTCCGCTCCGCTGCTCATCTCGAGGATCCGAGGCCAGAGCTGACGGGGCGCATCGACGGTGCCCGCGCGGAACAGATCGAGCTGCGCACGCGCGCTGGAAGCCGCGCCCCCGTAGCAACGGGCCGCCTCGGCAGGGGCGCCCTCGTCGCAGCCCGGGCGCAGCGCGTTGTGCATCGGCAGGACGTACGTGGGCCACGCGTCCACGAGCCACGTCAGAGCACGCGCGTCCTCGGCGGAGAGATGCGGCGCACGCATCTGCATCGGGGAGAGCGCGGGCTCGGGCGGCGCCGGAGGCTCGGCAGGCCGCTCCCGTCCACATCCAAGCGCCGCGAGAACGAGCAACGGCGCTGATTTCCACGTCCGCATCCGATGGGTTTACGCGGGCTTACGGAAAATCGACATAACGTGCCCAGCTAGACGTTGACAGCCAGCCGCTTACGTCTCATCTTCCACTCATCGACCTTCTGGCGAGGGACGACGAGAGGCAGGCAGCGATGGACCCCTACGAGCGGACCGACTGGTGCGAGGAGTGCGGCGAGACCTTCGGTGACTGCGGCTGCGACGAGCTGCAGGTCGAGCGTGCGGTGCCGACCACGTTCGGCGGCGTCTTCGAGACGCGCATCGGTGACGCCGGCTACCGCGTCGAGGTCTACGCCCTGGGCGGCGGCAGCGCGTGGCAGGACTTCCTCGTCTACGCGCTCTGCGGCGAGTACCTCGGCAAGGCGATGGTCGCGGGCGGCCACGCTGCGACCGAGTGCGTCGTGGGCCGCAACGCGCCGCGCTCGACGATCCTCTCGGTGCTCGAGCACGTGGGAGTGGTGCACTGATGCGCGGCTTCGCGTACCAGCCCGCCGCTGACGTCGCGCTCGCCCCGGTCGTGGGCGAGACCCGCACGCTCCTCGGCGTCGCGTGCACGTTCACGCCGACGCACCGCTACACCGGCACGGCTGATGGCCGGTCGGTCACGGCGATCCCGTTCACTCACCACGACGGCACGGTGAGCTGGTGCGTGTGCCTGCTCGCCCCGGGCATCACCGAGACGGCCATCGCGCTCGACCTCGACGACGCGTGCGACGAGATCCGTCGCTCCATCACGGCGGTGGCGTCGTGACGTCCGCGGTCCGCTACGTGGTGCTCTCGGACGGCACGCCCTGCCGCGTGCACCTCGACGAGCAGACGGTCGAAGAGCTGCTCTACGTCGAGCGCAACGGCTACGGCGACGAGCTGTGGATCGTCGTGCGCGACCACGACGTGCGGATGGAGGCCCTCCTCCTCGCCGAGGACGAGGCGGATCGGGCCGCCGAGACTGCGAGGGCGGCATGAGCGCGCCGACGTCGGATCGCTACTACGCGGCCGCCGATGCGCTTCGTGCGCTCGCCCGTGCCGAGGACGCATCGCAGCGCGCCGCCGCTGCACGGTCGGCGCTCCCGCCCGGCTCGTCTCGAGCGCGCGTCACGACCGCGAACGCGAGGTGGGCGCGCGCCGCCGAGCATCGCGATCGCTGCATCACGACCGCGCGCGCGGCCGTCCAAGCCGCGGGGCTCAGCGCGGATCTCTCGTGCCCGGACTGGGGGCTGCGCCCCGAAGGCCACTACGGCCCGTGCGGCACGTGCGCGAACTGCATCGCTCGGGAGCGTGCCGAATGACCGCGACCACGTACGAGCGGCACCTCGCGGCGCGTACCGCCGAGGGCGAGCGAAGCCGGCTCTTCATCGCCCATGCGCACTTCACCGGCATGTGGAGCGCCGCTCCCGCGCCGGGCACGCACCACCACACGGTCTACTCGAGCGCGCTCCGTCGCGTCGTGGGCGAGATCGGGCTCCTCCCGCTTTGCCGCTCGATCGTCCGCAACCTCCGTCCGGCTGGTGCGCGATGAAGCGCCCGACGATCGAAGAGACGCTTCGCGCGGCGAACCGCGCGCTCCACTACGGCGACCACGCGCTCGCCGCGGCGCTGATGCGCCAGATGCGCCGCCGCTTCGGTGGCGCGAAGCCCGCGCCCGCGCCGCCGCCCTCCGTCGAGAACTGCGAGCACGAGGACGCGTTCACCGCTGCCTACTCCCGCGCGTGCACCGCCGACACGCTGCCGCCGCCGGCCGACCTCACCTCGGAGAACGCGTCATGACCGACCCGCGTATCACGATCTTCGCCAAGAACGGCAGCGGCGGTCACAACGTTGGCGTCGACGGCGCCGTCATCAACTCCAGCGGCCCCGAGGACGACGCGCGCGCGATCTCCGTCGCGCTCATGGTGGCCGACGCGAGCGCGGCGACGGCAGCTCACCAGTCAGCGCTACGTGCCCTCGAGCGCGAGAACGCGGATCTCCGCCGCAAGCTGGAGAACGTCTCGCGCCAGCGCGACGTTGCGCGCGAGCTGCACGCGTCCGCGATCTCCGGGCACCGGCGCTTCAGCGGTCCGGTGCTCTGCAAGCCGGCGTTGCCCGGGAAGTGGGGCGGCGACGTGTGGCTCCTCGATCCGATCGCCCAGGAGCGCGGCTTCGGCCTTCGCTTCGACTCGCTCTCCGACGTGCGCCGTGCGCATCCGGAGCTGTGGATTGTCGACGTTCGCGACAGCGGCATCCTACTCGACGCGTTCCCTCTCGCCGCGGCGGTGCGCTCGTGACGCGCCCTCCCCGCATGCTCGGCGCCGTCGCGCGCCGCCTCCTCTGGGTCTGCGTGCTCGCGCTCGGCGCGGCCGCGCTCGCGTCCCCTTCCGCGCCCGTCGTGGCGCTAACCGCAGAGTTGGACTGCGCCCGATAGGCGCAGTGCTTCGACAAGACAACGAACAGGAGCTGCGTGCAAATGAAGAAGGCCAAGATCGAGATCATCACTCCGGCTCAGGCGGAAATGATCCTGAACTACAACCAGGGCAATCGCCCGATCCGCGACACCAAGGTGGAGCTGTTGTCGCGTGCGAACTCGGAAGGCCGCTGGAAGCTCACGAACGACGCGATCGCCATGACCGGAGACTCGTTCGCGAGCCCGGGGCGCGTGCTGAATGGGCAGCATCGTCTCTTCGCGTGCGTGGAGTCCGGCAAGCCCATCGAGGTGCTCGTTCTCTACGGAGCGGACGAGGACGCCTATGCAGTGATGGACACAGGATCTCCGCGCAAGGCCAAGGATCTGCTTCCGGGTCCGAATCAGTCCGTGAAGACGGCGATGACGAACATCGTCTTCAACTACCACCGAAACGAGCTCTACACGCGCAGCCAGGGGATGGTGTGCAACGACGAAGCGCTGATCGCCTATGAGGCGCATCCGTCGATCGCGGAGACCTGCGAACGCTACCTCGTCAAGACGAAGTCCATCATGCGTGCAGTGTCCGGAGTGCTGGCCGGCTTCGCGCTGATTCGCGAGTCCGACGAAGCTGCCGCAGACGATTTCATCCAACGAGTGCTCAGTGGGGTAGGCCTCGCTCCGGAGAGCCCGGAGCTGACGCTGCGAAATCGGCTCATCATGGAGCAGACGCGCAGCGGGGCATTGCCGGTCACCATCTACGCGGCGATGGTGATCAAGACCTGGAACGCGTACGTCTCCGGCAGTTCAATCTCGAAGCTCCAGTTTCGCGACTCGGAGTCGTTTCCGCGCATCACGTCGGCGAGACCCTCTGCCAAGCACCGCCGAGCTTCGTGATGGGTCAGTCGTACTGCTCGGCGTGTGACACGTGGCGCGAGCTCTTCGCCCCGTGCGCGTGCCCTCGGCCGCGTCCCTCGCCGGGACCGAGCAACCTCGCCCGCGTCGTGACCGTTGCGGCCGCGCTCGCGAGCGATCGGATCCGTCGGACGGGGGCGCCGCTCTCGGTGACCGACGGGGAGATGAGCGAGGCGAGCCTCATCGCGCGCAGTGAGGTCGAGGCGTGACGAACATGCCCACAGAGTTCCCGCTCGAGCGCGCCGCGAAGATGACGACGATCGCTCTTGTGCGCGCAATCGCCCGTGACGAGATCGATCGCGACGCCTCCCGAGAGCCGCACGCTCGCTTGCCGAGACGTGTCTATGCGCGCTCGCTACAAGCGCTGGATCGTCGAGGTCGAGACGGAGCTGACGCTGCGCGTCGACAACGTCTACCGGCCGGAGGCGCCGTGATGCGCGTCTTCGGAGCGAAGTTCTCCGGTCACTACATCAACGGCTACGCGGTCGTTGCCGCGCGCGACGAGGCGCACGCGCGCGATCTCCTCGTGCAGCTGAGCCCGTGCGGCCCGACCAACGACATCACGCCCATCCACCTCACCGAGTTGCGCCTCGCCGACGACGAGCCGCGCGTTCTTCTGCTCACCGACGGAGACTACTGATGACGGAGCCCGACTACTCACGCACCGATCTCGCGCCGCCGTGGCGATCTTTCGTCGCTATCGACACCGAAACAACCGGCCTCGATCCGAAGAAGGGGCGCGTGGTCGAGGTGGCCGCGCTTCGCTTCGACATGGGCATCGAGGTCGCGCGCGTTCATTCGCTCATCGCGTGCGACATCCAGATCCCGCACGAGTCCACGAAGATCCACGGCATCGACGCGAACAAGCTCGTGGGAGCGCCGGAGTTCCACGACGTCTGGCCGCGCATCGTCGATCTCTACAGCGATGGGCAGGTGCATTGCACCGTCGCGTTCAACGGCGGATTCGATCACGACCACCTGAATGCGATGGTGCGTCGAGCTCGCGCCGCCGGCACGTTCACCAGCCAGGAGCGCCCCGAAGCGCTCGCGGCAAAGGACTGGATCGACGTCTGCCTCTGGTCTCGACACGACGTGATCGATCCGGTTACGACGTGGGGCCGAGGCAACCACAAGCTCGGCGCCGTGTGCTCGCGCAACGGCGTGCCGCTGACGAATGCTCACAGTGCAGCGGCCGACGCAGAGGCGACAGCTGCTATCTGGCTCCGCTACGAGAACGCGATCCGTCGCGTCGCTGACGGCGGCACGTACACCGCCGTGATCGAGGCGCAGCGCGCACTCCGGATGCGGTTCGATGAATGGCTCGAGAGCTGCGGGCTCAAGCCGCGCAGCGCGTCGCGAGTCATCGCTGGGACCAGCGACCAGGACCACCAAGCTCGGATGGCAGACCGAAAGGCTGGTGCCGCGTGAGCACCTGGACGAAGCTCCCTCCTGTCCAAGGGTCCGTCGCCTGCCTCGTCGTCGGTCCTGACACCGTGCACGCGGCCGGCGCGCTCTCCGATCTCACGATGGATCGGATGCTCGCGGTCGGCTTCGGGTCGGTCACGGCATCGTGCGACGACATCGGCGTCTACTCCGAGCGAGACGTCGAAGACGAGCGCTTCTGGTCTGTCCAGCAGGTCGAGGACCTCGCGAAGGCCGACCCCGATCACGACTGGCGCATTTCCTTCTACGCGCCTCTCTGGGAGGCCGAGTACCAGCGCCAGGGCGACGGCGTGTGGGTGCTTGTCCGGAAGGGATTGGGCTTCGCATGAGCGAATGGAAGAAGCTCGCGACGATCCCGGACGCGCTTCCGCGCGAGCTCCGCGGATACGACGCGCTCTGCGACTCGACCGATCGCCCGCGCTGGCTCGCGATGCGCCGCAGCGGCATCGGCGCGAGCGAGGCCGCCGTCCTCGTCGGGGAGCACTCGCGCCTGACGCTCGCGCGCCTCGTGACCGAGAAGCGGGGCATGCTCGGCGACGACGACGCGACGACCGAGTTCCTCGAATGGGGGCTCCGGCTCGAGCCCGTCATCATCGAGGCCTACTCCTCGGCGCGCTACGCGGGCCGCGCTGCGCAGCGCGCGGGCAGGCTGCTCCGCTCCATCGAGCACCCGTGGGCACTCGCGACGCTCGACGGATGGACGCTCCATCCGGAGCACGGGTGGATCCCGCTCGAGCTCAAGTCGACCGACTGGGCGCGCGATGCGTGGGAGTACGGGACGCCGCCCGACTACTGGTGGCAGGCGCAGCACCAGGCGCTCGTGACCGGCGCGCCGATGGTCTCGGTCGCGTGCATGCTCGGTCCGCACAAGCTCGTCTGGGAGGACGTGCCGCGCGACGAGGCGGCGATCCGCCGTCTGCTCGTGCGCGGGCCCGAGGTGATGCGGCTCATCGCGAGCGGCGACGATCCGCCAGGGCCCTACGATCGCGACACCTTCCGCGCGCTCTGGCCGACCGACGACGGCAGCGCGATCGAGCTCGACGAGCGCTTCATTCGTCTCGACGAAGAGCGCGAGGAGCTCATGGCCGCTCGCAAGAGAGCCGACGCGCGCATCGAGGAGATCAGCGCCGAGATCCTCGCCGAGATGCGCCAGGCGTCGACCGCGATCGTTCCGAACGGCCGCACCACCTACTCGCTGAAGACCGTGAGCCGCAAGGCCTACGCGGTCGCCGCAACCACCTACAGGCAGCTCCGACGAATCGAGAAGAAAGAGAGTGCATGAACATGGCTCCCCCGAACACGGCTCCCAACGGTCAGATCCAGTCCCGTCCGCAGAACGGACAGGATAACCAGCCGCACCCGCTGATCCGCATGCTCACCGGCAACGGGATGAAGCAGGAGATCGCGCGCGCGCTCCCGAAGCACGTCACTGCGGAGCGCATGGCGCGCGTCGCGCTGACCGCGCTGCGCACCACGAAGGACCTTCTCTCGTGCACGCCCGAGAGCTTCCTCGCGTGCATCATGCAGGCCTCGCAGCTCGGGCTCGAGGTCAACACGCCGCTCGGGCACGCGTACCTCATCCCGCGCAAGAACCGGAAGCACAACACGATCGAGTGCACGCTGATCATCGGCTACCAGGGCCTGATCGATCTCGCGCGTCGCTCGGGCCAGGTGCGCGGCCTCTGGGCGTTCCCCGTCTACCAGGGCGACCACTTCAAGGTGAGCTACGGCCTCAAGCCGACAGTGGAGCACGAGCCGCGCTTCGATCTGCCGCGTACGAAGGAGACGCTGCTCTACGTCTACGCGGCGGCGAAGCTGACCGACAACGAGGATCCCGTCTTCGTCGTGCTCACGAAGGCCGAGATCGAGGCGTACCGCAAGCGCGGCGCGAGCGGCGCGGGCGCCTCGACGCCGTGGGACACCGACTACGAGGCGATGTCGCTCAAGACGGGCGTGCGCCGCCTCTACCGCTGGCTCCCGAAGTCGAGCGAGATGGCGCGCGCCGCGGAGGTCGACGAGGGCCAGGAGCTCGGCAAGGCGAGCGCGTTCGATCCCGAGGTCGAGGAAGCGCTCAAGCGCGGTGCGGGGCTGACGCTGCCGGAGGACACGCAGCCCGAGACGCTCGCGACCGAGGACGTTCCCGAGACGGCGAAGCACGCGCAGGAGATCGAGACGGGCGCGAAGGAGCCGGCCAAGCGCGGGCGCGCGCGCGCCGCCGATCACGACCCGCTGAGCGGCGAGGTCGCCGAGAAGGACGAGCCGCCCGTCGGCTGAACGACCGCGCGGGAGCATCCCGCGCCCGCGCACCTTGCATCCGCTGAGCGAGGGTTCGACTCCCTCAGGGCCCACCCGGTGGCTGGCGGATGTGAGGTGCGGGAGCGCGGGCGGACCCCTCGCCAGGTCGAGTCGCTCGCGCGCTGCCCACTCGGCGCGCTTCGTCTCTCGCCGCTCGCGCTCCTCTTCTTCTTGTTCCTCGGAGGTCATCGTGAAGGTCTATGTCGCCGCGTCGTCGAAGGAGATCGCTCGGGCCGAGCAGGTGATCGCGGAGCTGCGCAAGCTCGGCGTCGAGATCACGCACGACTGGACCGCGGTCATGCGGAAGCATCCGCCCGATTCGGAGCTCGAGGACGACGTGCTCCTCCCCGAGCTCGAGCGCGACCTCATCGAGGGCGTGAAGGGCGCTGATCTCGTGCTCGTCCTCGCTCCCCGCACGCCGAGCACGGGCGTTTGGGTGGAGCTCGGGGCCGCGTGGGGGCTGCTCATCGAGGTGCACTCCGCGGGCGATCTGACGCTCCACCCGTGGCTGCGGCTGATCGCGACGACGCAGCACGCGAGCGACGAGCGGGCGATCGGTGCCGTCGCGGAGCTCGTGCGCGCGTGGAAGTCCGAGAGCGAGGCGGGTGCGCGGTGAGCGAGCACGTCTTCACCGCCCTCTTCCCCTTCGGCGGTCTCGGTGCCGGCGCGCGCGGCTTCATCGACGCGCAGGTGCAGCTCATGGGCTCGGCGGGGCGCTTCCGCTGCCTCGGCGGGATCGACTTCGACGCGGGCGCGTGCGCCGACTTCCGCTACCTCACCGGCGCGGAGTCGTGGTGCACGGACGTGCTCGCGATCACGCCCGAGCAGCTTCGCTCGAGGTACGGCGAGCGCGCTCCCGACGTCGTGTTCATGAGCCCGCCGTGCAAGGGCTCGTCTCGGCTCCTCTCGGCCGCGAAGGCGAAGACCGAGAAGTACCAGGCGATGAACCGGCTCGCGGTGGAGTGGACACGCCGGATGCTCGATGCGTGGCCGGAGCCTCCGGCGCTCGTGCTGCTCGAGAACGTGCCGGGCCTTCCGACGCGCGCGGCGGGGATGCTCCGCGAGCTGCGCACGATGCTCAAGGCCGCGGGCTACGTCTTCCACGCGTCGACGCACGACTGCGGCGAGATCGGCGGGCTCGCTCAGCACCGCACGCGCTACCTGCTCGTCGCTCGTCATCCGCGCCGCTGCCCGCCGCTGCTCTACCAGCCGCCGAAGAAGCGCGTGCGCGGGATCGGCGAGGTGCTCTCGACGCTGCCCATGCCGGCGACGGTCGCGGCGAGCGCGTGGGGCGAGCTGCACACGATGCCGCGCCTCAGCTGGCGCAACTGGCTGCGGCTCGCGCTGATCCCGGCCGGCGGTGACTGGCGGGACCTCGCTGGCGTGCTCGAGGAGCGCGCGCGACGCGAGGTGTTCCGCCGGCACGCGGTCGCGGACTGGCGCGAGCCGATCCCCGCGGTCACGGGCCCGGGCGGGCACAGCGTCGAGGCGGTGAACGATCCGCGCGTCGCGATGCCGCCGAGCGACGCGCGCCACTGGGCGAAGCTCGACGTGCGCGACTGGAACGATCCGGCGCTCACCGTGATCGGCAAGGAGGGTCCGGCGAACGGCGGCCCGAGCGTCTCCGATCCGCGCGTCGCGATGACCGAGCGCCCCGGCAACTGGCCGACCTACGGCGTGCTCGATCCGTCGAAGCCGAGCGGCACCATCGCGGGCGAGAGCGCGCCGAGCAACGGCGCATACTCCATCGCCGATCCGCGCGTCGAGGCGTCGCTTCCGATCCCGGTCGCCTACGACGCGGGCTACGGCGTCCTGCGCTGGGACGAGCCCGCGCGCACGGTCGCGGGTCGCGTCGCCGCGGGCACGGGCGCCTATGCCGTCGCCGATCCCCGCGAGCGTGGCTTCGTCGACGGCGTTCGACTGCTCTCGCTCGACGAGGCGATGGCGCTCGACCTCGATCCATCGAAGCCGCCGCCGTTCGTGCCGGTGATCGTCGCGGCCGATGGCACGTGGCACCGCCCCCTTACGCTGCTCGAGCTCGCCGCGCTGCAAGGTCTGCCCGCTCACATCGACGGCGTGCCGCTCCGCCTGACGGGCACGCGTACGCAGGTCGCCGAGCACGTGGGCAACGCCGTCCCGGTCGGAGCTGCGGCGGCGATCGCGGAGCGGATGCTCGTCGCCCTCGTCGAGGCGAAGTCGAGCGCGTTCTCGCTGCACGGCGGCGATGTCTGGGTGACGCCGTGGTCCGCGCGCCAGCTCTCTCTCGAGGTCCGGTCGTGACGAAGCGCCGCCCCAAGCCCGCCGGCCGCGTCCGCTGCTCCTCGTGCGGGACGAACGATCCGGTCGACGCCCGCGCGCTCGAGCTCGCTCAGCGCCACCCGCACACGTGCCGCTGGTGCCGCGCCCGTGCGCGCGAGCTGGGTCGGTCCGATCCAGCGCAGGCCGAGCTTCCCATCGAGAGGCACACGTGACAGAGCGGCACCTCCCCCCCCCCCCCTCACGGATCTCGAGGAC